CTTTTACATTTGAAAAAGAATCTTTTAATTCTGTTTTAACAAATCCCGCAAAATCAACAAACGCTTCTGCTAATTTTCCGGCTCCCGTACCTGAATTACCATATTCTGTTAACGCCCCCATTACAGTGTCTGAAAATTTATCAATTTCTTTAGCAATATTTTTTGAAGATAATCCTTCACTTGGAATATCACCAATAGCTGTACCAACTTTTCTAATCCCAGTCAATAATTGTCCACCGGATTTACTACCGGCCAACCCTAAACCTGTTCTATCACCTAAACTATTAATTGCCGCAGTAACAGCCTCAGTCGCAGACAACTGTTGTTTTGCCAACTCTTCCATTGTTGGAGGAGCGGTATTAGCCATTTTTTCAAGAGCAGCAACATCATCTTTACTTAATTCAGATACAGACTTTTCTTGTTGTTTACCTTCTGCGTCGGTAAATTTAACTTTATATTCACCCCCCGCACCCATTTCCGCCATATTGGCAATCATTTTCTTTTGGTCTTCAGGTACATCCGGAAATGAAATTTCTTTCATTTTCTTGTCTAAATCCGCACTACCCAACGCCATTTTAGCTAAAGTACCACTAGCTAACCCCATAGCTTGTTCGACTTCTCTTATTTGACGTTTAGCCCCCGGCATAATTTCAAAATGTCCATCTTTACCAAGTTGAACAAATTGTTTACTCATTTCAGCAATTTGATTTTGTAATTCCGCAGGGTCATTTTGTGATAAATCCATTAATTTTAATGGGTCTAATAATGAACTTTGAGAAACCCCCAATCTTTGCATTGCAGCGGCAACTTCAATCGCCCCCTCAGGATTAAATACTTTTTCAGCAAACCCTAATGTTTGAGACATATCAATTCTTAACGAGGTAGCTTGTGCGGCCATTTTAGCCAAACCTTCAACACCTCCCGCAAAATTATATTTGTTAAGTGCCTGCATATTATCTAAAACTTTACCTGAAACCGCTTGAGCGTTAACACCGGATTCTCTTGCAACATTAACAACTTTTAACATTTCTGCGGTAGCTTTTCCGGAAGAAATACCTACATCCGCCATACCACCAACAATTTTACTTGCCTCTTGACCGGTAACTTTCATTGTTGCGTATAAATCTTTAGTTGATTCTTCGGTTAAAATAACATTTCTACCCAATTCTTTAGACGCCTCTTGTTGAATTTTAAGAACATCCTCAATATCTCCACCTAATTTTCTAACAGAAGTAACGGATTCGGACATACTCATACGTAATATGTCCGCCATAGCTTGACCTTGACCAAACTGCTTAAGCATTTGACTCGCAGCATTGTCAAGTGTTACGACTACTTTAGCAATCATTTCCGGGTCAAAATTTGACTTAACCGCTTTTTCTGCATAATCTAAAGGTGATTTACCTCCCGGTGTTTCTGGTGTTGGCATAATTAAATGTGTTTCTAAATAAATACACCAAACATAGTTTTTGATTAACTAGTCTGGTGTGTTATTATCTATTAATTTATTTATAATGTATTTTCTAACATATGTCGGCATTGAATGAAAATCCGAATATGATATACGAAGTGATTGAGCTAAATACATATATTCCTCAATCATCATTTGTCTATGACTAAAAGAAAGGTCGAAAAAAGTCCACCCCAAAGGTAATCTCGAAAGACACCAATTCTCCTGAAGGGGCGATTACACTTCTTTTTAAGTCCAATGACGGCTCATTTTCTCTTAAAAAATTTCTTATGTATTTTGAATCCATAATTGGTAATGAATCTACAAATAAACCAATTTTTGCTCTATCTTGGTCTCCATCTACTTCAACAATATGTTTTTGTAATTTCCAAGTAATTCTTGGGGCTTGTAATCCCACAGGATATTGTTCCGCTTGTTTATCTAACTCAATTGTGTCATAGAATGTTGTTGGTCTTAATTTAACGGTTACACCTGTTCTTGGTAATTTAGTAGTAAATGTACCATCTTCATCCGGTTTAACTTGAGTTTTTTTAATATTTAATTCATCTAAATTAATTTTACCAACAAATGGTTTGTCCGTTGCCGGGTCGGTTAAATTAACACTATATTCAGACCCAAAAGAAGTATTTCTTAAAAATATTAAAATGGCTTCAACATCACCATCCAATAATTCTTCAGGTCGTAAATCGTGTTCGTAAACTTTATTTCTTAATAATTTTAAGATTATATTTTCACTACTACGTCCGGCACCAATTAAATAATTTTCATCATTAGCCGTTAAATAACCAACTTTAACTGATTTCTTTTTTGATTTGTAAAATACACCACCTGTAGGTAATGTAACCACGTCGTGTGGTAAATTGAATCCTTGTGTTCCAGCATCTAATAAATTTTGTTCCATATATTTTTCTTTTTATAATAAATAATAAGAAATGTTTTTTTTATATAAATAAAAAACCCCACATAATTAAATGTAGGGTTGAATATATTATGAGTTTTATAATATTAGTAAACTAATATACATCTATCCATACGAAGAGTTGTTGTAATACCCGCAATAGCATCATCCGCATAACCTAACGAATCAAAATTAACATCAGTTAAAAAAGTTCCTTCTAAAATCCATTTTTCCACAACAACACCTGTTGGGTCTAACATCTCAAGGTCGATGTTCTTCTTGTATCCCGCTGCGTACCCCATACGACCCGTAACTGATTCAGCACATAAACGAACCCATTCCATAAGAGCTTGTGATGCAGAAGGTCCGATTGGGTCACGGAATTTAACACCAATAGTTCCCCAAGTAAAACGACCCGCAACATAAGTTGAAGTGTTTAAGAAAGGTATCTCAACATCTTTAATAGTGATATGTGGTCTAGCAGCTGTTTCTACGAACCATTCGTTAATCCCTAAAGTAGATGGGAATCGTAAAATAAACCTATTTTTTCTTTTTGGTTCATACGGTATGGGCATTTTCATTAATAAATCAGCCATTGTCTATTTGTTTTTAATTTTTATTTTTTTATCTTGTTTATTATAAATATTACCTATTTAATTTTTTTATCTTGACTTTTAGATTTAAATTTTTTATAATTCTAGAAATTCTAGTTATTATAATTAATTATTTAATAGTTTTTATTTATAATAATTATTTTAATATTCTCTTTTAATTCCTCCTGCTGTTGAATAAGTTTTAATAATATTTTCTGGGTCTTGCTCAAAATGTTTTTTAACTACGTCCACATTTTTTAAGTCGTCATCAGAAAAACCTATTTTTGGGACAAAATAATTATTTATTTTATTTTTTAAGAATGCCTTTTTTTGTATATGTTGAGACATCTCTTTAACATATTTAACAAAATCTTTTAATGCCTTAATTTTACCTTCTTCCGGATTAGTTGCGGAACCTTCTCCATAACTTACAGGATAAAACCTACATAAATCCAAATATTCTCGAATCATCTCTCTTTTAGAGACATTTTCTTCATCCGCTAAATCACGATATTTTTCTAAATTTCTAACTAATTCGTTTGAATCAATACCATTAATATTTGAAACAATGTAATTGTAACAAGCCTCTTTTAGTACTGATGGTGTATGACCTCTTGCGGTCACTATTGAAAAAATTGACCCATTATTTATTGCCTCAACAAAATCAGGCCAAGCAGGTCCTGGTTTAGCGGTTAATGAATCAACAATAAATTGTTTATCACCTTTAACTCCAAACCATCTAAAAGGGTTTTCCGCAAACCCTACTATTGTGTGTCCGTCAAACTCAATAGGTTCTTTTCCAATTTCTTCTCTGTAAGTCGCAAAATCTTCGGTTGACATACCAACCTCATCACCGTCTTCATCTTTTAATATTATTTTTGTGGGCATCGATACAATATTGTCGTCCCAATCAAATGCGTAATATTTTTCATCAGGAGCACCAAACTCATCTATTCCTTCAACTATTCTATTTTTTAACATAATTTTTAATTAAGGCTTAATTATGACCCACCCTAAGATGAGTCATAATTTTTTTATTATATATTCTCGAAAGAAGCTCCGGTTGGAGTAATATAGAATGTAATATCTATAAATTCTAACGATTTGGTTGGTTTGATATAAATCTTACCGGTCATTTGATTTCTATCTAAATCAGCCGCGTCTGACGAAACTGTTACACGGAAATCGTATAAACCTCTGTCTCTTCTGATAGCATCTAAGATAGGGTTAACAGCATCTAAGAAGTCTTGTCTTACTTTTTGGTCGTTTTGTTCAAACAATAATCTTACAGATACCGCTGAAATTAATTTACGAGCTTGAAGTAATAATCTTCTAACATTTATTCTATCAAGTGCTGATTGTGCGACTTGTAGAGTTTTGTTACCCCAAATTACGGTACCAACATCAGAGAAAGTCGCGATTGGATTAATACGTCCTTGATAAAGAGTATCTCTATCTTCTTGAGTAAGTTTCTTTCTTGCTTTGATTGCGTTTACAATACCTCTTGTGTAACCTGCCGCTGCGAACCAAGGGAACGCGATATTATCGGTTAACGCTAAGTTTCTAACAACTTCTGCCGTTGGTGGTAAGTAGATTTGTGTATTATTAACACTATCTCTTGTCAATACCCAAGGGTAATAAGTTGCAGTATAGTTAGAGTCAATACCACTTTCTTCTAAAATATTTACCGCCTCTTGTGGGTAAATTAATGCACTTGGGTCAGGACTTGGAATAAATAAATCACTATCAGCCGTTGTACAAATATATAATGAGTCAGCTCTGTTAAACTCAATCATTTCAATTGCCTCCTCAACTAAGTCAGAGTTATTTGAATAATCAATACCCGGAGTAACAAATATGTTAATATTAACCGCCTCAGGATTTGAGAATGTTTGTTGTCCTAATAAGTATGCGTAGTAATCAGAATTACCATAATCAACACTATTGTTTCCAACAGTGATTTTCTTGAACGCTCCCCATCCTGTAGCTGTTGGATATTGTATATCCGTACAAGCTCCGTTTAAGTAACCTCTTCTACCTAATTTAAATGTATCTGTGTTACTTCTAGATTCTCTATAGATGTCCCACCCGTCAAAACCACCTTGTACTAATAATGAGAATTTACGTGAGTATATTCTGTAGTAAGGACTTGTTTCACTTGTTGGGTCAGATGTGAATGTTGCGTCACCAACATAATAAGCCGGAGTTCCACTTGTTGTATATACGTTTGATATTGTAATACCACTTGCGTTTTTATCCATATGGAAACCTTTTGTTAATGTTAACCATTCTGCAGCATCACTATCAATACATAGATTTAAAGGTTTTTGTTTACCTTTATATTGGAAGAAATCAACATCGTATCCAGCTCCGTTTCCTGTTGAAACCCCTAAGTAAGTTCTACGAACATTATCACCCGGACTTAACGTAGCGTCGTTACCACCTGAACTTAATCCAAATGGTGGGTCAAATACTACTTCACCAGGGTAATCATATTTAGTTTTGTAAATCGGGAATGGAGACCTTGATGAACCGTATTGTCTGAATTTAAATCCTTGGAATCCACAAGGTAATGTGTCAATTGGTGCGTCTTCATTCATTTCTACCATAATGTATTTTGAATTCAATTCATACTCACCATCAGTTGTACCAATTTTTTTAGCCACAAATGAATTATCATTTGGGTTCATAGTACAATTAGTAAATTTCTCAATAACTACAGGATTATTATCCGTATCATAGAAATCTCTAACCAAAATATCAAATGTTAAATTACCGAAAGACATATTCGCAATAGATATTTTAACTTCAGTATTAGCAGCATTACCATCAGATATCGTTGCAAATCTAAATAAGTTAAATACTTTATTACCTCTAACTTCAGAAACAACCCACGGAGAAACCGGTGTTTGATATCTTTCTAAGTAGTAAGCAATTGATGAAGAATCTCCACCCGCTGCTCTTGGTAAATCTAATAAATTACAATTTAAACCTCTAATATATCCTTTATTATATCCATAATTCAATAACGCTTGGAATCTTTCTTCGACAAATACCGGAACTGTTGTTCTTGGTTTAGCAAAATTTGAAGAACCAAATACTTTAGGTAAATATTTTGAATCTGACTCACTAAAAGACGTTTCAAAGAAGAATGTATTACCATCATAATCAGTCACATTAAGACCAAACGTTGCGAATGGATTTTTAGCAATGTTTGAATAAGTTGATGCAGTACAATTAATAGACACATCTGTTGCTCCTGTAACTTCATAAGCCGGACCATCACTACCTGTACCATAAGTTGCAATACCTCTTGAACGAAGTGTTGCTATAACCATATCATCAAAATCAGTATACGAAACACCTGAATATGTGTAAATTTTACCACTTACCGTACCACTATAACAAGTTGTTATTGTTCCGGTATTATTTGAACCTGTATTACCTGATGTTGCAGGATTACAAGGATTATATACACTAACATTAACAGTCCAACTTTGTACATTAGAACCATCTTGTGAAGTTAAAACATATGTTTTTGTTCCCGCTGAAAAGTTTTGTGTTGTTCCTGTACTTACTTGTTGAACACCACTAACGGTAACACCTGTTGTACAAGCACTATATACAACAGTTAATGCTGTTAATCCTGATGTTGGTGTACCTTGTGGTAATACAACGTCAATTGTATTTGTATTATAATTTATACTACCAACAGTATTTGAAACTGTTGCAGAACTCATAGAAAATGAATAGAATGTTGCACAATTTGATGATGATGTTGTTGCAGTTAAATTAGTTACAACATTATAGAATGAGAAACCACTATATGAACCATTAGTGTTATCGAATAAAGAATAATACCAAGGGTCATTATTAGCATCTGTGTAATCAGCATTAGTTGAACTTACACTATCAATACCATAAACATTATTTTCCGAAGTATAAGCACTTAAAGAGTTATAGTCAGAACCTGAAATAGTACCATAGTAGTTAATTGATGTTGCCGAACTACTTGGTGTAGTTATAATGTTAAATAATTGTGTTTGAATATTATCTAAAATTCTTGAAGTACTACCGTTAAAGGTTTCGTAAGTATCATTAATTTTATTTGATATAGGTGATGGGACACCAGATACTTCAACAGTACCAATCCCACTATTACAACCTGTAAAAGTAAATGTGAATGGTGTTATAGTATAACCTGTACATACGTTAGCACATAACGCTAAGTCATATGTAAACCCTGAACATTTAAATCCTACGGTTGATTTATCTACGTTCGCGATTGTTCTAAAAGACCAAGATGGTCCCGCGTCATATCCTGACAATCCCAAAATTCTTGTAACAAACAACTGATTAGATTGTTGTAAATAAGATTTTGCGATATACGAAGCTTCATACTTCGGTATTTGTGTATTAATAAATTTTTCAGGTGTTGTCCCTCCAAAGAAGTTAGTAAATTCATCAAAATTTCGTATAAAGATAGGTTCGAAAGCTGGACCTTTAAGAGTCTCACCAACAATACCTAATGTGGTTACACCCACACTCTGTGCTACGAAACTTAAATCAACTTCGGAAGTATATACCCCGGGAGATACGAATACTTTGCTGTTTGTTGCCATTAGTTTGTCTTGTTTATAATTTTATTTATATATAAATATTAAAAAAAAATCAAAATACTTTACTTCGTAGCAACTATTTATATTTTAGGGAGATTATTTTCTACCTTTTTTCTACTTATGGATAAAGACATCAAAAAGATTAAAAATTTAAAGATATCAGTGGAGACACACGAGATTCTTAAAACCTATTGTGAAAAGAGGGGTATTAAAATGTACCGGTTCTTGGAAAGACTTATTGTTGAGAAATGTAAACCAAAGAAAGATATATACGGAGAAGATTAAAGTATCTTATCTATAAATTGAATACTTGATTCTAATAGGTTGTCAGTTTTAATCACATCAATTCTTAAAATATCACCTGAATTAATTTGTATTAACTCTAAATCACTACCGTAATAATCATCGTTGATATACACATCAAATGATTCAATATTTATTGTATTACCAATTTTAATATCAACAATATAATTAAATAATTGAGACAAGGTTGTAACACCCGATAAAAATAACGCTTGACTTCCAACACCTTCTTCAACGGGTTTTCTTTTACCACGTCTTGTTGTGGTCTTATCAAATTCAACAACTTGTAAAACTCTTGTGATTGCTGGTGATACTTCAAACTCATCTTCATCAATTAAGAAACCTAACATTGTAAATTCATAACTTTGAATGTAATACTTTCTTTTTTCAACTTCCATAACAGATTCATCAGTAATATTACCCATAACAATTGGGATATAATGACCTTTGATTACAGCGTATGCTTGTCTTGATGCAAATTTTTCAAGGATGACTTGATTGAGTTTATTTAACTCTCTCATTCTATTACAAATAATTTTTATGGAATATGTAATATCCACCGGTACCGGTTGAGGTATTGTATAAACATCCATACCATTTCTTTGACCATCCCAAGTTGGAACTTGAGCATAAAAATATTGTCTTCTATTTGGTATGTTATATAACAACGAAGGGTTTGTACCAAATTTAACTTCGGGTTGTCTAATTGTTGTAATAAAAGGGGGTTCAGCGTTTTTATCTATATTTTGAAAGTTCCAAGTTTCAGTAAACTGAGTCCAATTTTGAGTTGTAACAATAATATCAACCGTTGGAATTGTCTTACCTTCAACAACTACTTTTAATTCATCTTTAACAAAATCTAAAAAACCTCTATCCAAGTCGGCATGCAATAAAGATTTAGGAAGATAAGTTCCGTCTTTATTGATTTTGTCTAACAACTCTTGTCTTCTTGGTAAAAGAGTTTTTGGTTCAGTTAGTGGTAAGTTTTTTTTTATTTTACTTGGTAAACCCATTTTTTTAATTTATTATAAATATTTTGTTCTTAGAATTTATCATTTTTACTATATCCGCCTTATATACGGATTCTTCAGTATCTTTCATAACAAATGAATTATACTTATATGGGTTATAAGTCACAATATTGTTATTAGGTTCGCTCGGCATATCTTCACAAGGATAATTACAATAGTCCACTAAAGTTCCAATTACAAATGAATGAACATTTTTTTGTTTGTCTTGTACGACTTTTTCTCTACCACCTTGTCTAACTTTAAATTCAACATCAACCAATTTAACATAATCGGCGTGGATAACAACTCTATTATTAGACCTAACCGAAAATGTGTGTTTATGTAAGTTATAATAAACCATAACTCTATCACCTATATGTTCTTTAACATCATTGGTGACAGTTTCTAATAGTTTCTTATATTGATTTTCTTTAATTAATATTTTCATTATAACCCTCTAAATTCATTATTTGTTACCGGTGACGCCATAATAGTTCGATAAAAAGGTTTGTAACCACCATAAGTGTGTTTATTGTCCGAAGTCACCCTTCCATCATTATTCACCGTATAGTATCTTACTTTATCTTCAGTTTCATAGTATCCGATATAATCACCATAACTAATATCAATTTCTAATTCGTCCAAATCTCTTTGATAAACAGAAACTTTCATATTACCCGGTTCCATTTGGTCTATTTTAGAATTACCTAAATACTTGTTCTCAGGAGCCATAATTTGAACGTATCCTTTGAACTCTACCGGTGGTAAAAATTTGATACCATCAGATACGGTTTCACCATAAACATCATCAGTTTTGGTCTTGTATCTATCAACACGATATAGGACTAATGTAAAATTCATCCACCCGTGTAACCATTCGGTTCCAAAGTCTTGTTGTAATTTAAAATCCTCCGCTCCGAAGAACTTACCTATCCTTGTTATTGGTACTAAATTTTGCATATTAACTATTTTTTTTCAGATAATTATGGTATGACTCCCTTGTGATTCCCGAACTATTAATAAAAACTTTAGTCCCAATATAATCTTTAATGTTATTAGCAATTTCATTGTTCCACTTACTTCGATATTTGTCCGCAGATATTTGATTATTAATTATCTCACTTTTATCTGGAATTATATAAGTAATACTCATAGAATATTCATTACCTACCATATCTACAGGTCTTATCTTAAATTCAATATCAGATACACCTTCAGGCTTAATGATTTTTATCATTTTACTAATCATTTTCTCTAAAATTTCTTGTGTTATATTCATATATTGATAAATATTGAGAAATGTGTTATATTTTTATAAAAAGATTAAATTTGGAAAATAATACAACTGAAAATTCTAATTTAACAATAGAACAACGAGCGTTAAATCTTCTTGAAACTTATCAGGGGGCAAATAACTACATCCTAAAATTAAAACACCAAAAGGAAACTAACAAAAGATTTTTACCTACAAGGTCTCAATGTGATTATATTATAAATTATTACGAAGTTACACCAAAGGTAGCCAAAAGGTGGGTAGATTTAGACCCCTACTTTGCCAAAAAAATTGCTGATGAAAAATTATTGATTAAAATTCCCGAACAGGTGTGGGTTGAAAAATTGTTGGTTGAGAAAGAAAAATCCTACCACGTTTGGGGGAAAGTATTAGATTCTGAAACTATCCACGATTTTTGGCTACCAAAAGGTGCTTTAATTAAAACACACACAATTAAGGATGTTAAAATTGATTACGAAAAATATTCACACCGACCACCACTTACTCATCAAAAAGAAGCTATTGAGAAACTTGCCGGGTCTAAACGTTTTATTCTTGCCGATGATATGGGATTGGGTAAAACTACAACAACCATTATCGCAGCATTAGAAACCGGTGCTAAAAAAATATTGATTGTTTGTCCGGCATCGTTAAAAATTAACTGGCAAAGAGAGATTGAGAACTATTCAGATAGAAGTGTTTATATATCTGAAGGTAAAAATTTCTCAATTGAACACGATTTTGTAATAGTTAACTATGATATACTTAAAAACTTTTATGACCTCAAAGATAAGGAAAACTCCTTAATTACACAAGGAAATTTTGATTTAATTATTTTGGATGAAGCACATTATGTTAGTAATGGTCAAGCAGCAAGAACTAAACTTGTTAATAGTTTCTCCAAAAGTTGTGAAAGAGTGTGGTTATTAACGGGAACACCAATGACCAACCGACCGATGAATTATTTCAACCTATTATCGTTAGTTGAAAGTCCGGTTTCTCAAAATTGGATGGCTTACGCTATTAGATATTGTCAAGGTTATCAATTCACTGCGGGAACTCGTAAAATATGGAATGTCACCGGAGCGTCTAACTTGGAAGAATTAAGGGACCGAACATCAAGACAAGTTTTAAGAAGATTGAAAACCGACGTTTTAGATTTACCTGAAAAAATTATTACACCGGTTTATTTAAGATTAAAGTCAAAACTTTATGAAGGATTGATGGGTGAATACTATGATTGGTATGATAAGAATCCGGACGAAAGTTCCTCCTTGACGGTTCAATTTAGTAAGTTAATGAAAGTTCGTCAGGTGATTGCCGAAGAAAAAATTAAAGATACTATAGAATTAGCTGAAAATATTTTGGAACAAGATAAAAAAGTTATTATCTTTACCAACTTTACAGACACATTAAATAAGATTGCGGACCATTTTGGAAAACAAGCAGTAAGATTAGACGGTTCAACATCAAAACCTCAAAGACAATACGCTGTTGACCAATTTCAAGAAAATGATAAGATTAAGGTTTTTGTTGGAAATATGGTCGCCGCAGGTGTTGGAATAACACTAACAGCCGCGGAAGCGGTTATTATGAATGATTTATCTTTTGTTCCGGGTCATTTACTTCAAGCTGAAGATAGGGCATACAGATATGGACAAAAAAATTCGGTATCAGTTTATTATCCACTATTTGATAATACAATCGAGGCAATAATTTACGATATGGTAAATCAAAAGAAACAAAATATTAATACAGTAATGGGTGATGATTTAGAAGATAAAGGAGATTTTATCGCTAACATTATGAATAGAATACATTCTAAAAAATAATTTTAGGAATATTCACACTTTTATAAATTTGAAGATATTTATTATTATGGGAAGGAAATTAAAAACCGAAGAGGAAAAAAAAACTAAAGTGTCCGTGGCGTTAGACCGGGAATTATTAACATATTATAGAGCTCTTCATATTAATTTATCCTCACTTGTAAATCAACTACTTAAAGATTATAAAAAAAATGGAAACAAAGATTTGTAGTAAGTGTAAAGAAGAAAAAACCATTTGTCAGTTTGGTTCTCATAAACGAACTAAAGACGGAAAACGAAGTTCTTGTAAAGAATGTAATAGTAAAGATTCTAAAGAATGGAGACAAAATAATCCGGAAAAAGTAAAATTACAAAAAGAAAAATATCTTAAAAAATATTCTCAAAAAAATTTAGATAGAGGTAAAAAATATAGAGAAAATAATCCGGAAAAAGTAATACAAAGGTCTGATAATTGGAGAAAAAACAATTCAGGGTATAGTTCATTATATTATCAAAAAAATAAAAATAAAATAAATATTCAAATTTTAATAAAGAAAAAAAATGACCCAATTTTTAAGTTAAAACATCACTACCGAAGTAAATTAAATAAAATCTTGGGGTCAAAAAAAGATGGAAAAACTTTTGATATTATTGGATGTACCTCTCAATTCTTAAAAGAACATTTAGAGAATCAATTTGTTGGTGATATGAATTGGGATAACCACGGATTATTTGGATGGCACATTGACCACATAATTCCATTATCCTCCGCAAAAACAGAAGAAGAATTGTATAAGTTATGTCATTACTCTAATCTTCAACCACTATGGGCTAAAGACAACTTAAAAAAGAGTAATAAGATACTTATATAACAAACAAGCCTATATGAAAAACACAGAAAACAAAGTTAATCTTATAATTAAAGAGATTAAAAAAAATGAATCGGATAGAAAAATAACGTTAGTGTTATCAGAATCAAAAGCCGAAAAATGTTCACCATCTAAAGTTGAAGAAATTAGACAAGTATTCAACACAAACCCAAGAGTTAAAAATTTATTTAAAAACTCAATCAACAATATCTTAAAAGATGTTTTTCCTGAAAATTATTATGATAAAGGAAAATATGGTGAAGGTGAGATGTCCGGAATATATGATTTAGAACAAGAAGGTCGTTCAGTAATAAACAAATTAAACACAAACTACAATTGTTTTTGTGTGTTACTTCGAGATGTTAACAAAGTTTTAGTATCTCAAAAACAACAACCAATATCATTTCAAAACTCAAATGTTTTCGAACAATTAAATCAAGTTAAAAAATTTGTTAATATAATCGACAAATATAAAGACAGAATTTTTAATCCCGAGTCATCGACATTCCAATCTCTTATGATGGTATTAGGTCAAACCCACGCTTGGGGTCAAAAACGAGAAGACACTACAGTTGAAATCCTTAAAAAACAATTTGGTAAAGATAATGTAAATGCTGTCGGTAAACTTGGTAGTAGTGAAGATATGATTGGTGGAATTGATTGTGAAATAATTGTTGATGGTGAAAGAAAAACTGCTCAAATTAAACCATTCACAAATACCAAAACTGAAGAGGGGTTAACTTATGTTATGGGAGCCGGTAATGTTAAGAAATATAAAACAGACTTGTTAATTTTCTCTAAGAATAATAAAGAAATTTTAGTGTTTGATAACCATAATTCTAAAATTATTGATGGTAATTTTGTTTTTCCTCAGGAAAATTTAATTTATAATCTATCGTGATATTTATAGAGTATGAAAGAAATTATTTTAGAAATATTAAAAGAATATATCAAAGAAAATATAAATGAGGATATTAACAACATTAATTTTCCATTTACAAGTAAAACTTTGCAATCATTAATTAACTCTCAATATGATAAATGTAATGGTTTGAATGACACGAATGGGTGTATTGGACAAATAACAAATGATGAATGTAAAACTGATTATGGTGTCATTGGAGGTCCTTATACTGAAAAAATTATATTTAATAATAAAAATTTAAGTGATTGGTCTGTTGTTAATAGATTTGATACAAATACTAATGTTATAAAAAAAATAGAAGAATTATATAACCAAGATAATAATAAAAATAAATCTAATTTAAAAAAATGGATTAATGATAATTCTAAAGAATTATTTAATGGTAAATATACAAAACAACTTGTTGATGAAAACAAAAAAACATTAGAAAAAGGATATCAAGGTGAAAGTTTTGCTCAAACAATAATTCAAAAAATTTATCCGGAAGCAACAATAAAACAACATTGTGCTGGTGATATAAGAGATAGAAAATTAGGTCAAGATTTTGATGTAATAATTGACAATATAAATTATTATTTTCAAATCAAAACTATTAACAGTGAAGATATTCAAAAATATAATTCTGAAAGAGGGTATTATTATTCAATACCATCTTATAACGAATCTTCTAAATATAAAGAATCAAATGTTGATGTGATTATGTATGTTGATATAGATAAAAATCCTAAAAAATATGTTCTATTCAATAATGATTATAGTAAAATAGTTACTGTACACAGACCTTACTATAATAAAAATATGCCGAAATTTAATATAATTTATTATGAAGAACCGTTAGAAACAAATATAGATTTCAAGGAAAAAGAATCTGAACCCAATCGGATTATTAAACCAAAGTTGTCTCGTTCTAAGGATTTACTAATAAAACAATATCAGAATAGAATAAAACAATTATCACAGGAATTAGAAAAACTCCAAAAAAATGAGAACCCAAATCAAACAACGATGTTTGAAGATATATCACAACAACTACATATCAATAAAAAACGTTTGAAAAGATTGATTGGATAAAATAAAAAACAACACAACTAATTATGGCAATAATAGCAGAACCTCAAAGAACTCAACTTTATACCAGAATTCGTCATCAATTAGGAGCACCCTTAGTTTCTGTTGAAATTGAAGATGAGATGATGGATAGTTTATTAGAACTATCTATAAGTGATTATTCACAATATGTTCAAGATTGGTTAATTGAATCTCAATGGACATCATTGTATAATCTTAACCTTGACACACAATCGTTATCTAGAGCTTTTATAACTAAAAGTTTAGATTATGAAACTCGTTATACTTACGCTTATTCTAAAATTGTTGGACTACAAGCGGGAGGTGATTGGGAACTTAAAAAAGATTATATTGAATTAGTTGCACACCAACAAATTTATGAAATTCCTGCGGGAAGAGAAATAAATGAAATAATGTGGTATACCCCCGCAGAACTTAATAACTTATTATTTGACCCTTGGACTTTTGGTGGTTTAGGTGGTACGGGTCTTGGTGGTCCGGGTGGTTTCTCACAGATGGGTATGTCAGGTTCATATTTTATGATGCCAGCATTTGATATGTTATTAAGAATGCAAGAGATTAACATCCAAAGAAGAATAATTGCCGGTGATTTAACTTATAGAATTACCGCTTTACCTGAAGGTAAAAAGGCGTTACATTTAATGCAAGTTCCGGGTGGTAAATTTGATTTTGGAAACGCGACTATGATGAGAGGTAAAGTATGGTATTGGTATTACGATACTGAAGGTGCCGATAGAGATAAATGTTTAAAAGATAATCCGGACATTATTAAATTACCATCAGATGTTCCTTTTGATGAGATTGATTGGGTTGATTTAAATAACCCTGCACAAGTTTGGATTCGTCGTTGGTTTACTGCATATGTAAAAGAAACATTGGCAAGAGTTCGTGGTAAATTTAGTGGAAACATCAAAACACCTGATAGTGAAATAACTATGGATTATCAATCATTATCTACAGAAGCTAAAGATGAAAAATCAAAACTAATTGAAGAATTAATTGGGGCTGAAGGTAGATTAACACGATTAAAACCTGAAAAGGTTATGGAACGAGAGGCGTTAATTGCTGAGAACTTAAATAAACAATTAAAGTTCAGAGCAATGCCAAGACAAATATACGTAATTTAATTTATATGACATTTATAACAAGAACAAAAACAGGTAAAAAATTATTTGGTACAATGTCCAATTTACCAACACAACCGCCAATTAAAACAATAGTAATTCCGGAACATAGAACAAATGGGGAAGAATTTATTTTGGTTAAAGATATCGATTATTGTCGAATACTTTTAGACCAAAACACAACAGAACATATTGTTATTAAAACATTAACAAAAGTATTAATTTTACCGATGATGGGTCAAATTGATGAACAATATGATGAAATACTTATTGATAAGGGTGCTGCGGTTGAGTTCTTTAGGGTTGACGGAAATTGGTACATTATTAGTTCCGACGGTTTAAAGTTAGAATAAAAAAAGGTGTCGTTAGACACCTTTTCTGTTTTAGTTAATATATTCTTCCCAACCTTCTGATGCTAAATCATAAATATAATCAGGACTCATACCTCGTTTCTCCCAATACTTCACTTCACCCTCACTAATATCCAATACGTCTTCTTTCAATCTATCTTGGTCACCTTCTTTAAATGGGACACCATTGATAAGTTCTGATTGTTCTTTAGTGAAGAATCCTCTATCTTCAGGGTTAGTTACAATTAGTTGTTCTCTAACCTCTTCTTTAAACACAACCAATAACGGACCAATTCGTTTATTAAATGTTGAGATGGCTCTCTCCACATTATAATCGCCTCTCATATCCGGATTGTTTTCAATTTCAGTTTGGTCTAACATATAACAATTTAATTGTATTGCCGAATCAGTATTATCAGCATTTGCTAATCTATAAGCAACATCCGTTGGAACACCATTCATTGCTTCTTTCATTGGTTCGTCAGAACGAACCCAATTATCATCAGACCAAGATTTTTCCCAACCATTTTTTAATAAAAACTTTTCTTTTTCTTTATAATGTGTGGAATCATATGATGAAAAATATAATTCTATTTGTTTTTCAGACCAACCTTTTTTAGGTTTATTCACTTTTTGAACATCTCCGTGAGACGCTTTAATACCATTATTAACATAACTGATAACATCACCTAACGAAACTTTTAAATCGTGTTTAATTGCCAATTCCATATGAGCCATTCTACTCATTAAGGAACCCGCCTTAGTTTTCATACCACATCTTTTTTTATAGTCATCAATAGATAACTTAACCTTAGCTCTCTGAGCAATCTTCATAAGAGGGATATCTTTATCATAGATTTTTTGTAGATATTCATAGTACCACTCAATAAATTCTTGTCCTTTACCTTCCAATAACATTTTAACTCCCTTGTCTAAGAAATCCTCAATATATAATGGAAGTTTCTTAGATTTAATGGTGTTCCCGGTAAGTTTAATTTTACCGTTTGCCTCCATAACCGCATAGTTCTTACGAGCTAAATTAATACACGAAGGCCAAGTTCCGTCAGTATCTAATGCCATCTCACCTCTCATAAAGATATCATTGAACTCAGCAACGTCAGCATCATCTCCGGTATATTCTTTACCCTCTTTAACTTTCCAATTCAAACCTTTACCGACGTATCTTCTGTTTTCCCAACCCTCAGGTTTTGAGAAGTTCACACCATCGGTGTCCATTACCAAAGGAGTGTAACCTTTATTCATAAAGAACTTAATCATCTGACGAAGATATTGTCTTCCGGTACAAGTAATCTGTTCACCCATAAACATATCCCCCCATTCATAAACGTGTGGTGCGGATAACGCCCCAAACATCGAGTTAATGAAAATCTTAATCGGTAATTGTTTTCGGTCATACGATAAAGATTTTTTACGGTCAGATTCATAAAACTCAGAAGCTAAGTTTTTATACATAATACGTGAGTTACGGAAGTAAGCCAACATACCTTTCATTCCACCCATTACATCACACTCAGGGAACACATCGTGAACCAACTGAATAGATGGGTATAGAGAAGAGTAATCGAGTTTTAATACGTTGGTAGAGTAACCCACTTTAAGTAGTCGTGAGAGACCCCCTACGAAGTCGGTTTTCTCTTCTTTTTGGGGTATCGCCAATTTGTTTTTATAAGACCAGGCCAACATAATCATTCTCCATAGAGTTGCAGTTCCCATAGTGGAAACTCTTTCATATGTTGTTGGTACCATTGATGCTAATAGAAACGTTCCTTGGTTGAACTCGTCATCCACTGTCAACGTTTCCTCTAAATCGTCATCAAGATATCTCTCCACAATATTATCACCGGTCACCTTTAAGTATTTCCCGGGAAATCTTGTATCTAAATTATCAAATGATGGATTGTCTGCTTTCTTATATTTTCCGTTCTCAACATTTAACCAATATTCTTCTTTTTTGGCATACATCGGACCAATCTCTAAGTGGTCGATGTAAACACGGTCAGGTGCCTCCGCCTTAATGTATTGGGTAATGTATTTAAGACCCGCAGATTTAATACTTGAGTTAATTGCTTGAGCTCTACGGACTGAGTGGATAATATCTATAATGTTATAACCCCACAATTGAGTTTGAGAATATCTCTCCACCTCGTTTGCAAGTTTTAACATTCCATCCTTTTGTGATATGGGTCTTGAAGGGTTTAATGATTTGGCAATTTTTTTGATGTCTAAGTTAAGTGCTTTACATCTTTCAAATATCCAAAACCAGTCGAAGTTCGCCGAATTGTATCCACCAATAATTGATGGTTTAAGTTCGTCGATGATGTTGAAAAATTCAACCAACCCTTTTCTCTCTTGGTCTTCGTCTGCACACTCAATAACTTTTTGGTATCCTTTATTGGTTTTAATTCCAATCATAAATATACGACCATCCTTTGGTTCCAAAGCGGTCGTCTCCAAGTCAAATCCGAGTCTTGTGATGTCGTTGTATTCCTCATATCCTTTGAATAATCTTTTCTCTCTTGATATAAGAAATTGTTCTACCGGTGGAAGTACCGTTAGTTTTCCTTTTGTTTTTTCACCCCAAGGGTCAACACCACCCTCTTTAAAAAATTGAATAAGTGAACGATAACCCTTCATTGATTTAACCATAAATTTAAGACCTTTCTCTAATCTTTCATTACCTTTGGTTTCTAACTTATCAATGATGATTCCGTGTTTTTTCATTGCCTCTTTTTGTTGGTCTTTAGATTTTGAATAAAAATTTAAATCTCTTAAGTCACCAACCCAAGCAAATGCCGTAAATATATCTTTTTTGATTATTTTTCCCTGACCCGGGATTTCTTTGATTTTGTAGATTGCGTCGGTGACGTAATCATACTCGATAGCAACTATGTGCTCTTCGGGGTCATTCCCTTCAAGGAATGCCTTAATTTCTTCTTGTGTTACCATAAATATATTTTTTAGATTGACATATTGGCTCCGACTTGAATCGGGTTTGTCTTGTTTCTATAAATATATCGGAAATGTTTGGGTAAGTCAATTATGGTCTACTTGGGGTTGGTGTCATTGTTGGTGTTTGAGTTAATGTTGGAGTAACGGTTGGTGTTTGAGTTAATGTTGGAGTAACGGTTGGGGTAACTGTTCTAGTGACAGTTGGGGTTGGAGTATTCGTTGGGGTTGGTGTTAGAAATGATGGGTCAATACAACAAGGATATTCTGAGGTATAACAATTCACATATTCTAAATTATCTGCAATAAATGAATCTTGAATATAAATAAATAATTTTTCTCTTATTGGTAAAATTAAATTCCCGTCATCAGTTTTTACCAAAAATTGACCTTCGAACTTTCCAACAGTGTTAGTGTCTGTATTTGTGAATTGATAGTAAATATAATATTCGGGTTCTGCGTTGGGGTCAATAAAAGTTTTTTCAACAAATCCAGCAGGTTTTGAAGTTATTTTTGGAATACCATTTTCAGTGTTTACCATTGAAAAAAATATGGTTGAAGTTTCCAACAATTCCATAAAATTATTGTAATCACTTCTACCATCTTTTATTACCTGTAATTTTAATAGAGGTAAGGTTGCGTTTTTCTTTATAAAAAATTCCATCTAAAGTTTTTATTATAAATACTTCGTAATACGGAATTAGCTTTCTTTTCTTAACGACCCATCATAATGTTCAAATCGGTTATGTTCAGTTGGTGTTAATAATAATAGTCCGGGTTTAATATTACCTTTAACCGTTTCTTGGTAAGAGTATGACATAAGTGTTTGTTCAAACGGATGAGCCCACTTTGTTTCTAAATAACATTTGTAATTCCCCTCCTTGGTTAATACAATCGGCCAATTACATAAATAAATCTCACCCGACACATACGGTAATCCTTTATGAATATTTATTTTATCAAATTTTGTTTTTGGTGAATTTGGGTCTAATCCTTGTACAGGTAGTTTTGAGTTATTAGGCCAATGTGATTGTCTAAAATCTTGAGGGACATTATACCAACTCCACTGAACACTATTATCACCAAAAAATTCACTAAAATTTAATTTTAAAAAATCAAAATTTTCTTTATCAACAATCTCTAACGATTTTTGATATAGATTATCGACAAATCTTGGGAATCCATTTCTACAAACTTCTCCTTTACTAGGATAAAATGCCATATCATCTTCAAACCACCAACAAAAATCTAAATCAGTTTCATCAAAATGTTCAGCAACAAATACTCGACCTCCAACAATACCAATGTTATCTTTCTTAATATGTTCAAACCCGTATTGTTCACACAGTTCAACATATCTTGGTGTTGTTGATAAATCTGTTGAATTATCTAATAAAAATTTTCTTGGTTTTTCAATAAAATCGGTATCATAATCTAACATTGACTGAATTAAAACTTCTAATTGTTTTGGTGAATTAAATGTTATAATATAAAGACCTACTTTGGATGAGTCTAGATTATTTACTGTCACATTTTTAACTACTTCTGATTTAACCTCAACCGTAGTATTCTTTAAATCCTCAAAGAATTTACCCATCAAACCATTACCCTCAATCTCAGAGTAAGTAATTAAATTTGGATACTTGTAAGTCATAATAGTAAATAACGATTCTTCGGTCCCCATTAAACCTTGTGATAATGTATTGTTCATTAACCCATAGTATATGCTATTGATTTCAGATATAACTTCTTTTTTACCTCCAAAGAATCCAGCTCGTGCAACCATATTAACCGGTTTCCCCGCTAATTCACATAATTCCTGATATTTGAATCCGTGAATTTCACTATTTGTTTCGTAAGGGAAACAAACAAAATGAAAACTCTTAACCAATTGTGGTAATTTATCTAAAACTTTATCGTGAGTAAAATATCCGGGATGAATTGTGTTTGTTAATCCGGCATCAATCCAAAACATATATTCTGAATCAAACTTATCTAAAATTTTGGCATCGTGTAACAAATAAACTTTAGACATAACCAAAGGATTGTACATTTCTAATTTAGCTTGAGTGGAATTAGTTAACCACCCAACCTGATTATACCAATCAGGATTAGTTCTAATTTTTTGTATTTTTTCAAAAAATTCATTATTTTTAAACCACGATAAATCTCTTCTAAAAAATTGAGTATTTTCAGACCGTCTATTATTATTAACAAACTCTTCTAATTCTTCATCACCAAATATTATCATATTCACATCAACTTGTAATAGTTGTTGGAATTTGTCTAAATAATGTTGAAATGAACGAGACCATCCTTCTTGAAGGTCACCTCTACCAATATCCCATAATCCGGTTACTAATGTTATTTTACTCATTTAATTCTTCTAATATTTTATAAAAACTTTTATTATTTTTAACGTGTTCTGCCATATCCGTACCGGCCATTCTTTCATTTTCGTGCCACCAAGTTTCAAAATAATATCCATAAAACATATCAGGATGATTTCTAAACATTAACGTCATAATATCTTCTTCGTGATATAATCTCTTGTCGTGTTCAGTAACTTTATAAACATAATTTCTAAATAACTCAATAATTGTCCCCCATATTTCTTTTTTACCACCAAACAATCCACCAATAATGTGAAGACTTCTATTGTAATTTGTGAAATGAACTGGGTCAACCGTACCGGACCAAAAATTTCTTTCATTATCTTTGGTAATTATTGTAAATTTATCTTCTGTATTAATTATTAAATTATTTAAAAATTTATTATTAAATAATGAACTTTCAAAATACCCTCTATTGTGTTCACCACCTGAAATCAAATATTTTTCAGGAATAAGTCCACAATGAGATAATCCCGCGTCTATCCAAAAATAATAATCATAGGACATATCTTCCGACAATAACCAAATAAATTTCATATATTGAATTTCAATACATCTATCCCCTCTTTTAACACTATCAACATCTTTAAACTTATTAATTATTTCTGAAAATTCATTATTATTTAAATCAAACACAATAAATTGTAATTTTTCTTTACTAATGTTATACGATTCATAAAAAAATTGTTCTAAATTTTCAATTTCTTCTTTAGACGTATAACACACAAAATCGGCGTCAGTCATTTTTAATAAAGACAATAAACTCCATCTATAATGTCCGTGACGATTTGGTCGTCCACCTAGTTCAGTTCCATATAAATTAGAATATATAGCAGTAATAAATTTAATTTTTTTCATATTTTAATTAATAAATCTTTTATTATATTTTTCACTACCCCAATCCGTAAAATGAGATAAATGAAAAGGAGCAAAATCTCTAGTTGATATTTGTTTATATGGTTTATTTGAATACATTATTCTTCCCATCATATCTCCATCTTCACCACCCCAACCGACATACGATTCATCAAACCCACCATTATCCATAATAAGTGAAATATCACATAAATAAACTCCACCTAAACCACCTCCGTGTCCACAACATAATGGTCCGTTTTCTTTGTTACCGGAATACGCATATGAAAAATCATCACTATTTAAATCAACCTCATCTCTATTAATAACATTAATCGATGACACATCATCTAACTTGGCTAAATCAAATGTCACAATACGATTTGATTCTAAATTATTTAATATGTTAAATATTTTATTGTTGTCACTTTTTAAAAAAAATGCGTCACAATCAAACATAAAAACATAATTAAATTCATTATTTTCTTTTAAGATAACATTAGTTTTTTCTGACTTTTTATATTCTCCAAGACCATAAGGGATATGTATAGAATCTTCTATAATTTTTTCAGGTGAAAAATCATATAATTTTGATTCACACATAATACCATTTTCATTTAGGTATTTTGAAAGTTGTTTTAATTTTATCCAAGTATAATCTACATTTCTAATTCTTGTTGAGTTTGGTTGACCATCATCCCAAAACTTCATAACTAATAATATATTATTCATAATCTTTAATTAATTTTTTAATTTTTTCCCAAACATTAAAATTAGAATTTTTAAAAAAATCTTGTTTTAAATTTTTAATATTTTGGACGTATCTATTATAGTAATCGTCAGAATTATCTATAATGTCATTTATTTTTTCTACTGTCTGTTCAAATGTTAAATTAGTAATATTAATATAACAATCAGATGAAATATATTCATTAATGTTGGAACAACCTAAATAAATTGGAATTGTCTCAGTTAATACTGCATCCCAAAATTTTTCACTAATATAATTTTTTTGAATTGTGTTTTCACAACAAATTGAAAATTTATATTCATCTAACCCGACGTGTTTATTCCATACTTCACCTTTAATGTTTCCACCATTATTTTCCCAATGAGTCCCAAAAATATCAATATTATTATTTAAAGATAATGTTTCCCCTAATTCAGTTCTTCTACCATAATTAATTTCACTTGTATCCGGATTAACTAAATGATTAAAATGTGATTCATATCCTTTTCTAACAATCATTGACATTATTTTATTTTTATTAAATTCTCTATCTTTTAATTTTAATGACCAATCCCACATTTCTCGATTATCATTTTCACCTCTTCCGGCGTAAAACATTGGAAGTAGAGTCTCAATATATTCATCCCTATTAGGATAGTCGGCCTTGTCCGATATTAATATTTTAGAACAATAATTATGAATATTGTCTTTAGGTTGATTTGGAGACCAAAGAGGTTCTTGTGAAATATAAAAAGTCCGTTCTTTAGGGGTTTCAATTTTATTCCAATCAGTTCTACCAAAAACAACGGTAAAATCAGGTGATTCATTAACAAAAGAATATTTTAATAAATCTTCATCTGAAACAAATTGTTTAATTAATCTTGAGTTTATTGAGTTTGAGTCGGCCCACCAACATTCCAATTTTATTTTAATCATCTAAATTTAATATTTTTAAAGTTTTATTTATTCTTGAATTTGTTGAAAGAAAGTCTTCATAGTATTTTCTTGAATTTTTTGAAATAAATCTTAAAAAATCTTCATCTCTAATAACTTCCCTAAATCTCGCTTCAATTTGTAGTACGTGTTCTTTTTCTCCTAATCTATCGGTGTGAACCTCATTATGTTTTGGAATACTTTTATCATATGGTATTGATATATAATGATAATTTGGTATTAATTTTTCAGATAATTCGGATTGAAATTCAAACCTAATAAATGGGATACCTAAAGCCATATACTCAATATCTCTGTAACATAATTCCCCAACTCCCGCAATTGATAACCCAATTTCATAATTTATTAACTCGTCAAAATAAACTTTTGAATTTCCAATATAATTTGGTCCGTCTAATATAGATTTTGTAAAATGTTCTAATATTGGTCTATCATTAACATTACCTCTAAAATATAATTTTTTAATAAAATTGTTTTTTAATTGACGTTTTTTATAATAAACTTCTAAATCAGTTAAGTTAGATTGGAAGTAAATCCAAGGACTAAATTTATTATAATTAATTCCTGTGTGATGTTTTATTTTGTAATCTATAAATTGAGAGAATAAAACTTTTTTTAATTTAGGATTATTTTGTTCTGATAATAAAGGCTGTGATAAATCATCTGAAACAGATAAGATATAAAAATCCCCATTATCTAAATTTTCTATTACATAATCACATTCTTGTAATTCTAACCCTCTTTCACTTGTTAAAGAATCAAAATAAACGGTAAATCTTTCTTTGTGAGCATTTTCAAAATAACGATTTTCAATAACGTTATATTTTTCTTTTAATTTATCTGTTAACTCATCCCAAAATAAATTATAATTACGATAATATCTAGTATGTTCATTACAAGGATTATGTACTTTTAAATTCATATTTTAATTAAATGTATAGTTTATGTTTATTATCCATAAAAAATCTTTCATATGGATATAATTGTTTATCATTTAATATTTGTTCGCATTCAATACCTTCAGGAAAATAATATATATCCCCATCACATTTATACTTTTGATTAAAAATATAATCTCTGTTATAAAATGAATATTTACCAACACCTGATTTTATATCATTATGTCTAATATCAGAAACAATATTATCAAGACCGCTAACATTTAATCTAAAAACACTTTTTTCTTTTTGTTTTTTTAATCGATACATTATATCACCATCTTCTTCCCCAAACCCAATTAATCTTTCATCAAAATAACCTAATTCGTCAATAAATTTTTTATTAACAACAAAAAATGAAAATGTATTATTAATAATACTTAACCCAAAATAATCCGGAGTAGTAATATGTTGAGATACAACTTCAAAAATATTATCTGAAACAATATCAATATCATCGTTTAATATTAACAAATCGTCTTTAGTTGAATGTATCAATAATGTATTCCACATTTTAGACAATCCTCTTGTTTCTACAAAAAATATTGGATACACATTTTTGTAATTAAGACATAGGGATAATATTTTTTGTCTGTATTCTTCAGAAAAATTTGAATCTTTTTCTCCGTTAATACATAAAAAAATGTTATTATCAACACCTAACGTTCTAATACTTTTAACTAACGATTCAACAAAATCATATCGTAATGAAAAAGTTGTTATACCAATATCAAAATTATTCATTTAAATTATTTTTAATTTTTGAAGTTAATTTAATTTTAAATTCAGAATACCAATTAAACACTTTACTATATAATTGATTGTAATTATCTGTATCCATATTATAATACTCGGCAATCTCATTCCACGAATTAACCACCGGTATTGGAGAATCACCCCAAACTTTAGTAAAATATTCTAAATTATTGTAATTTTTTAAAATAGGTATTGAACCGGACTCCAAACATTCCATCAATCTAAATGAATCGGGATGAACCCATCCCATAGGACAAGGAGTGAATTTTGTTTTCATATAAATTGAAATACATTCATCTTGAGTTAATGATGTTGAACAATTCCAAGAATTAGTTTTATGTATAAAAACGTTCTCCATATTCTCTATTATGGATAATAATTCTTGTCTATCTGACTTTGGTTGTCCAATAAATGTAAAATCATATTCTTTTGTTTTTAAATAATTTTCACTCTTATTAATAAAACCTGATTTTACGCCTAAAGGAATAAACATTACATTTTTATCAGTAATATTTGAATCATAATAATTTCTAAAAACATACTTTGCCTTTGAGTAATAATCACAATTATGACTTAAATTTTCGTTAGAAAAATGTAATAAATAAAAAGTATACCCAAGTTCAACAAATTTATCTAAATAATTGTTAAAATCTTCAGATATATTATTTAAGTTGTTTGAATAAATAATTACCGAATTATCTAAAACTGTTGATAACTGACCATCATCAAATATTCTATTTTGTTCAATATTTTTAAACAAAATTTCTGTCGTGTATTCAAATTCAAAATTTGTTTGGTCTCCATTAAATGTTTGCCAAATTAAGTTAAGTGGTTTATTATTAGTTTCCGTTAATGTCATAATTTAATTTTGGATAATATTTTTTATTACGTAAGTTATTGTATTGTGAGTAACCAGTCATTTTATTTTCAATGTTAGAAAAAGATGTTCTTTGATTAAATAATTGTGGGTATGTGAAATATATTTTTAAATCGTGATTTAAGAGGTCATAACATCCATTTAACTCATTATTAATTTTCCAATGATTACGTTCGGAAAGATTAGAATAATAACTATCGATTTGTTCCCCGTATACCACAGATTGTTTGTCTAAATAATTAAAATGTTTTGTCACAAACTTTGAAAATTTTAAAGACGTAATATATGATGTTGTTTGAACTAATTTATTTGGTTTTAATATAAATTTGTTAATATATTCTGATTCATTCAACAAAACAGAGCCTAAAAAAAGACAATCAACATCATAGTTAGTAATATTATTGATAATATCTTCTAATGAATTGTCATTAACTGAATTATCAAAATCTAAAAAAAAATCATCCTCAAATATAATAACTTTTTCCCATTCATTGTCAACTTGGAGTTTTAATATATCCATATGACTATGTGTACATCCTCTTATAACCCAACCATTATCACTATCTTCCGTTATTTTGATAGCATCAAACCTCTCAACGCCAACAATATTATTTTTATGTAATTCCGATATAGATTCTTCTAATCTATCTTTTCTTTCTTCAAGATTAATTAAAAAACCTTTATCGGCTATTTTAACACCATTCCAAGTAACCATATATTACAAATTACCCGTTATTCTTTCACACCAATCTTTAGACACACTATGAGGCCATACAACCCAATATTTTGGTTTATGTGTTGTTTGAAACTCTCTCCAAACTTTGCAATACCCATCAGGGTCTCTCATCATATTGTTAATTTCATTGATGTCAGCATCTTTTCTATAAATTGTTTCATCATTTTCATCGTGGAAAGCTACGACCCAAAAATCATAATCTTTCTCCGGAACCTGATGGAATCCAATATCAATACAATGTTTAAAGATACTTGCGTAACTTGCCAACCATTCTTCCTCGGTTTCAAATATTTGAGGATTAGGTGCGTAATTTTTATCTAAAGTATATTGTTGAACAGCTCTATTTGAGAATTTAAGTCCTGAATAAATTTCATAATCTTTTAAAGTTCGTTCAGTTCCGAACCCGTAAAAACTAAAGTCCATTGTAACGTCTTCACCGTCCATACCAAATAGTTGACGATTTTTCTTATGAGATAATTCGTTTTTCTTACCCCACTCTTTATCGTCATCCCATTGTTTGGTTCTACCCTTACGAGTATATTCGTGCCAAATAACGGTTTTATGTGGGTGAAATAAATCATACCCGTGGGTAAATGCTCTAACTGCAATTGATATTTCTTCTCCGTGAAAATAGAACTCAGGGTCGTGTTGAACCTCAACACTAAATTGTCCTAAGGTAAAGGCCATATGAGCCGAATAAAATCGTGAAGTAACCGGTTCGGTTAATTTTTCCCATCCCGGAATTGTTTCAGGTAAGAAGAAAACCGCTCCTTCGGGAATGAATCTATCAAAGGCCATTCTCCAAGGTTCTTGGACTCTACCTGCCGGGTCATTATCCGGGTCGAATGAAGAAACATATCCGGTTAATAAAGGTTTCTTAAATCCTTTCTTTTGAAGTTGTTTAACCATCTTAATTAAGGTGTCGTCCCAATCCTTTTCAAATCTCATATGAGAATCAATTTGTAAGGTATACTCTTCACCTTTATATAATTGTTGAACTTGGTTTCTTGCCCAACATACTCCTTTTGATTCCGTATATAGGACATCAACAACTCTAAATCGTTTATCTTTAGAGTACTCTGATAAATCATCAAACCCATCCTCAGGATGATATTGACGACAAATTCCGATTACTAAATTTTTTGGTTTTTTGGCGTTCTCCAACATTGACTTAATTGTTGGAATAAGTTGGGGGTCACGATAGGACGCAATTTGGACAAATATTTTCATTTAATATCTTTTTATTAGAAAAATAATATTTTTTATAAAAAGATAAATAGAAATTATATACCGCCATCGGTAATTGTCCAACCATACGTTCCTTGAAGGATTGCCTTACCGGCAGAACCTGCCGCAGTATATTTAATTGTGTTAAAGGTAATATTTCTACCTGACTGAACAGAAGGTAATGCGCTCCATCCATTATAAATTGCGTCAAGATTTGTTGTTGAGTAATCACTAAACGTTTTATCAGCCATAAAATTGGTAAAATTTGTAACACCACTAACATTCCAACCACCAATATCTTGATTGAAAGCAGTTGCGGAGTTAAACATACTACCCATATCCGTAACATTACTTACATTCCAACCTCCAATATCTTGATTAAAGGCAAATGCATAAATAAACATAGAATTCATATTAGTAACATTACTTACATTCCAACCACCAATATCTTGATTAAAAGCAGTTGCACTTCCAAACATAAAACTCATATTCGTAACATTACTTACGTCCCAACCACCAATATTTTGATTAAAAACAACAGCGGAATTGAACATATCTAACATATTAGTAACGCTACTTACATCCCAACCGCTAATATCTTGATTGAACGCAGTTGCGCTATTAAACATAGTGTTCATATCGTTAACATTACTTGTGTCCCAAGAACTTATATCGGAGTTGAAATTATTACTATTAGCAAAAGTCGCTATCATAATATTAACATTAAAAGTATCCCATTCATTAGACCTATTAATATTTGTCAATGAATTACAATCAGAAAAACAATTATCTAAAGTTATTGTGTTAGAAAGATTTGGTAAATCTGAAACAGATGTTAAATCTAAATTTATGCATCCATTAAAGTTTGAGTTTGCTAAAACACCAAATTGTAAGCTACCCCAAGAAGATATTGAAGTTAATTTTATTGAATCTGAAACTCCGAAATAAATAAAACTTTCAAAAAAAGACCATTCCAAAATAGTGCCTTCTATTGCTAAAGTATAAATTCCTGAACTTGCATAGGTGTGTAATGTTTCTGCTTGATTCCAAGATGTAATTGTATCTTGTGTTCCATCTCCCCAATCAACCACAAAATTATATGTACCTCCGTTTATCAAAGGTAATTGTATTTGATTTGAAGCTGTAGAAGAACCCGAAGTAATTGTTGTGTCCCAAACAGATATAAATAATGGTGTTGGTGTCGGTGTTGGAGAACAAGTTTGATATGTTATACACAATTTACAATCTATGTATGTTGTATACTGGTTCCAAATAATATTTGGGGTGATAGAACTTATCGATATTATTTCCCAACAATTACCATCGGTATCAACAATAGAAGTCCCGGATAAAAAATAATGAGGTAAACTAACAAATTTAATTGTTTTACCATCACAACAATTCATAACTTTAAAAATACTATACTTCATAGTTGTTGTTGGTGTCTGAGTCGGTGTTTTAGTTGGTGTCTTAGTCATCGTAACCTTTGGTGTTGGTGTCACTGTTGGAGTAATACTTGGTGTAGGTGTTAAAGTTGGACACGGATAAATAAAATTTGATTTTTGACAAAAGTAGACACTAGATTGGGACCCCATTGCAATAAATGAAAAAATATTACTTGATGTTGTACTTACAATATTTGTAGCACATCCTACATAACCCGAACTTTTTATATAATAAACACCTGACAATGGACTAAATGTGATTGGAATATCTGATAATATGAATTCATAAGAAGGGTCACAAGTGTCTTGAAAATAACCAACGATTGGTGGTAATGTTGGGGTCGGAGTTGGTGTTGTTGTTGGGGTTGGACTAGGTCCCGGACATACATCTCCGGTACAGATATCTGACGATATTGTTATTACAACACCACTATCACCATATGGTAAAGTACCACAAACATATAATGTTGTTGATGAATAAATTTCACCATAAAATGATTCCCCATCACACTGAGTAAAACCAAAATTTAATGTAATCCCCGAAGTGTTTTCTATTGATATACAATTACAAATGGAATTAGTTGGTGTTATTGTTGGTGTTTGTGTCGGAGTTGGTGTTGGTGTTGGTACCGTAGTACATACGTGGTATTGAATTTCTTGACATCCAATAGAATCTGTAACCACAACAAGAACTTCTTCTGAACCCAATAATTCTGTTGGTAAATCAATAGTTAAAGGTGCCGTTGTTGCACCGGTCACTCCGGAATAACAATATGTGTTTGTGACATCACAAATTGTGATATCATACGGAGAATGTCCCGTTAAACTAGTGATTTGTATTACTTGCATTACTCAGGTTGAATTAAATTTTCCGGTGAATTTTCAATTATTTCCTCAGTAATAATTACATAGTTACCGTGAGTTTCAGCCTCTTCAAGATGTTTTGTTTCAATCCAAGACCCATTCTCGTTTATCATTCTATATTTAATTAGTATCATATTTTTTTTATTTTATATTAAGGCACCTCTATTCATTGGTGGGTATGTAAATGACACATAATCTACTTGACATATTTGTCTTGCTTCTGCAATTTGATTATATGCAATGAATGTAGGTTGAACACCGGTACCTATAGTTGGTAAGTTAGTTGTAAGACTGTCTGTCCATAATAATGCACCATCCATATCATATAATTCATATACTGATAAATTTGCTGACGCCATTTTTACTCTAAAATGATACCAAGTTGGTGTTGTTATACCCGTGTATGCGGCCGTTTGACTTCTAGTGTTTCCAGTAGCTGTTTGCCCAACTAAGTCATTATTATTTAATCGTAAATAAACACCATCACTTGGTTGTGTTGCATTTACTGTGCCGGCAACTATACCAAATCTCATAATAACATTGGCACTCAAAGAACCCGTTCTCATTATCAAATCATATTGCATTCCCACACCAACAGCGTAATTTCTTGGAGATACAGTACTACTTGGTACAATATTTCCACCACTACTTGATGACCCTGATGATGATGTAATTGTAATAACTCCAGGATTATTTTCATTAGATATAGTAGATACTGACCAAGCTCCGTTATTAAATGTTAGTTTTTGAAAGTTGTCACTAGCAGTTGTTCCTATCATATCATCAAAAATAGTTATACCATTTCTTCTAATTTGTAAATCATTATATACTTTTTCATTTTTCCAAGTGTTATCTATTGAACTATAGGTCAATACTTCCCCATTAGTTGTTGCCGATAGATTTATACCACTTAACCCTGAAAAACTCGTTACCGGTAAATTCTGATATGTTGTTGCAGATATTGTATTTGCAGTTAAACCACTAGTGAATATTGTTCCACCTGTTACCGTTCCCCCACTTAAAGGTAAGTAATCTCCTGATGCACCTGTTGACCCGGTAAAATTAATACCGAAGTTTGGATATGTACCATTTATTCCAATGTTTGTTCCACCTGTTATTGTAACTGTTTGGTCAGGTAATGTATTCACAATGGTTACCAAACCATTAGTTGTGTTTGCTGAAATACCTGTTCCACCTGTAACACCACTTACAGGTAAATTTTGGTAAGTTCCTGCAGAAAATGTGTTTGCGGTTAAACCATTTGTAAAGTTTGTTGCTCCGGATATTGTCCCCCCCGTAAAAGATGTTCCACCTCCGGTAGATAAAACTCTCCAAGAAGCGTTTGTGTCGTTATAACCACCAATACCTGATATTGTAGAAGATGTCCAAGCACTTATAAATGCAATTCCAGCAGCTGAGTTATTCTTAACCGTTGTTCCATAATCTGAAATAACCACAGTACTACCACCAGGTCCCGTGGCCCCGGTTGCGTTATTCCACAAAGTATCATAATTATCAATTTTAAATTGATAAATTTTATTAGTTTCATAAACATACGCTAACATTCCAAGTTTTCTTCTACCTGATGAAATGTTATCCGAATTTAATGTTAACACATCAGGTGAGAATACAGACCCCGAACCTTTAGTAAATTGGATTGGAATTGAATTACCCGAAAACTCTATAACACCTGTTGTTGCCGGTGGTATTGTATATGTCAATCCTGATAAGGTATAAACCTCCATATAACCTCCGGTTTGAAGGATACTGAAGTTTGTTCCAAAAGTTGAATTGTTTGGAACCGAAGGAGTACCAAGTGATGTTATAGGCGAAACCGGTATTTTATTTAAAAAATTACTCATATTATGATGCTATTGTGTTACCTCTCATATAAATATTTTGAGTGTCTATTATCTTGAATATTGTACTAGGATACGTAGTGTAAACTCTATAAGTTGTTGGTGGAATTGTTGTTCCGGTGTATGTAAATGTATATGAATTTATAGTACTTTCTGTTCCCACACCTGTTAATAAATTAGGGTTATTACTTGTATTAATATCAATTATTGTTTGTTTTTTGTTATTAGTTAATGAAACAGGAATCATCCAAGTAAACCAACTATAACCATTAACATAACCACTCGGTATTTGTGTAGTTAAGAAATTGTAGGCAACAATTGCGTTACTATAACTATCCTCACCACCTGAGGTTTGTGGAACTGTTTGTTGTATTAACGATGGGAACAGACCATTTGTCCATCCGCTAAAATCAACATAAATATTCATATCAATATTAAATTCTGTCTGATTTTGTGTTGGTTGAGAATAGTTAGTAAATCCAAAGAAGTTTCTTCCACTATCATACATCCATTGACCAATATTTGTTGAACCTGAAACCGGTTCCATAAATAAGTATGCAAAATAAACCGGTGTAGGTGTTGGGGTCGGTGTTTTAGTCATTGTAGGCGTATTTGTTGGTGTTGTCGTATTTGTAGGTGTAGGAGTTGGGGCGTTAGGGGTTGATGTATTAGTTGGTGTAATAGTGTTAGTTGGTGTTATTGTAGGTGTTGATGTTGGTGTTGGTGAAATATTACAAGGATTAAACGACGGAGTAACCGTAGGGGTAACCGTAGGTGTTGGTGTGGTAGTTGGTGTTGTTGTAACCGTAGGTGTTGGGGTTGGGGTTGGTAATGGAACATTTAAAATTGAAGGGCAGTCCGCACCCTCAATTAATATGGTATAAACACCATATACATCACGAGGAGGGGTTAATAATGACGGATTAAACACATATGGTAACGATTGGTTTCCTAAATTAATAACCGCATTAACATTTACAGGTTTAAACAAAATATTTGCAACCTCTCCACTATAATTTACGCTCTGTATTGTTATTGTATTTGACATATTTTATTTTTTTTTTACACTAAACCACCATCAGTAATTGTCCAACCGAAACCACCATCATTAATTGCATCTGTTAATTTTTTTCTTCCTGTCTGCCCTGCAGAAGTGTAATTAATACTTCCGAAATTAATAGTTAAACCTGTTTTTGGATTTCTTGTTGACCATTGATTGTAAATATCATTTAAATTCGATGATGAATAACCTAAATTAGTTATACCTGACATAAAATTAGTAAAATTAGTAACCCCTGAAATATTCCAATCACCTAAAGTAGAATTAAAATCGGTTGCCCCCTTAAACATTTCCGACATATCGGTTACATTTGAAACATTCCAAACACTTATACCATCACCTCTAAAATTGGTTGCTCCATTAAACATTCCCGACATATCAGTTACATTTGAGACATTCCAAAAACTTATAGATTTATTAAACCCGGTTGAACCATTAAACATATTTGACATATTGGTTACTTTAATAAAATAATCACCTATCTTTGTAAGTTCATTATTGAACGAGGTTGCTCCGCTAAACATACCTGACATATCAGTTACATTTGAAACATTCCACCCTGACAATACTTGGTTAAACGAGGTTGCACCCTTAAACATATTTGACATATCGGTAACACCACTAACATTCCAAGAATTTATAGATTGATTAAACCCGGTTGTGCCATCGAACATACCTGACATATCAGTTACATTTGAAACATTCCACCCTGACAATGCTTGGTCAAATGAGGTTGCCCCCTTAAACATATTTGACATATCAGTAACATTTGAGACATCCCATAACTCTGTTTCAATATCATATAATGAAACATTAAAAGATGTTGCACCATTAAACATTCCTGACATATTAGTAACGTTACTAACATTCCATCCACTAATGTCAGACTTAAATGATGTTGCCCCACTAAACATTCCCGACATATCAATAACACTCTCGACATATTCACCCCATTTATCGAGAGGAGAATTAAATAAAGTCGCCCCTTTGAACATTTCTGACATATTCACCACACTACTAACATCCCAATCATTAATATCTTGATTAAATGAAGTGGCTCCATCAAACATATTTGACATATCAGTAACGTTTCTAACAAACCAGCTTCCGGTTTCGACATTATATAATTCTTGATTAAATGATGTTGCACCTTTAAACATTCCTGACATATTCACCTCAAGGTCACCATTAATATTCCATCCTGATAATGGTTGGTTAAATGAAGTGGCTCCGTTAAACATATTTGACATATCAGTAACACCACTTACATTCCAATTATTAATATTTTGGGTATACGCGGTATTTCCACTAAACATACCTGACATATTTTCCACACTTGAAAAATCGTTATCATTTACAAAATTTGAATTGAATGACGTATCTGCAAACATACCAGACATATTTGTAACTGAATTAACCTTCCATCCACTAAGGTCTTCATTAATTCCCGAGTTCATAAACATATTTGACATATCGGTAACATTACCAATCTTCCACCCTGTAGTACCACCAGTGAATGAAACACAATCTCTGAACATATTACTAAAGTTAGTTGTCTCTACACTTCCTCTTTCAAAACTTAAATTACCCGGGTCACCACTCAATGTCAAATTACTACAACCATAGAAATAACCTCCTTTATTACCAAAACTAAAATTAGTACCCCATTGAGTAATATCTATAAGTTTTAATTTATCACCTTCATTGTTAAATCTAAATCCATCAACTTGACCATAAATTCTTACTGTGTAATCTGTTGGGTCGGGTGATGGGAGTCCTCCATAAATGTGTTCTCTATTATTGTATGTGTTATTACTTATTTGTCCGTCACCCCAATCAATAAATCCACTATAATTACCATCCACCTCGTAAGGTAATGTTATTCCTTGGATGCCATCAACTCTCCAAACTGAAATAAATGGAGGTGGTGGTGTTGATGTTGGTGTTGGAGTATTAGTTGGTGTTTGTGTCGGTGTTATCGTGTTTGTTGGTGTTTGTGTCGGTGTTATCGTGTTTGTTGGTGTTTGTGTCGGTGTTATCGTGTTTGTTGGTGTTTGTGTTTGAGTATTTGTTGGTGTTTGCGTATTAGTTGGAGTTTGTGTATTTGTCGGTGTTTGTGTTGGAGTTACTGTGTTTGTCGGTGTGTTAGTAGGTGTAATAGTATTTGTTGGTGTTTGTGTCGGTGTTACAGTATTAGTTGGTGTTTGTGTTGGGGTTACCGTGTTTGTTGGTGTTTGTGTCGGGGTAATACTAGGTGTTGGGCTCGGTCCATTTATGGTAAATGTAAAATCATTTGTTGGACAGAAATTCTCCCCACAATCAGGACAATCCGGATTAAACATATCAAAAGTATCTTTTAATAGATTAAAATTATGTTTTACTTCCGGAGCCGATAATGGTGTGATATACATTCTAAATTGAGAGATTCCCCCTTCAAATGTTCCACCAAAATTTTGTTCTAATAATATATTGGTTGTTAATCCACTAAACGTTGTCCCGGATAAATCGTTTGTTGGTAAAGATTCCGGGTCTTGAATATAAGTTGTTCCGGTAATTGCTGAGAATGTTAAATTCTCTCTTAAACCTTGAGTCCCTCCACCCCAAGAAACATTATATGGAACACCAACTTGTTTTTCTTTATCAGTACTCAACGCTCTTGGAATTATTTCCTCAATATCTTGAAATGTGTGGAATATTCTTCCGTTAATATAAATCTTTAACCTTCCTTTTCTAAAATCTTTATCAATTAACCATTTTTCATTTAAATTAACTAAATCAATTTGTTTCGGGTCAGTACCACAAGTTTGAGTATATGGTACAGTAATTAACGAGACAGAATTACCCGCCAACCCATCCAAAAATTTGGTTTCGGTAATATCACCAAGACCTCCTCTATACCATAAATTACAAGTATCTAACCAAGTATATCTCTCCCAAACGGCCGTTACGTGGAACCAATGTTCTATATTTAAATAACTTGGGTTAATCTCTAAACAATATGGGTAAATTGGTGGTGTGCAATAATTATCTACAGTATATCCTGTTGAATAAGTAATACCCGTAGTTGAACAACTACCGGTTGTAATACAATCACCTGTAAATCTTAATAGTCTCACACCTATTTGAGGGTTGTTTGGTTCTCCACATAATTTTAACGCAATTACATTCGACATTGAATCATATAATGGGTCACTCTCACAAGTATTTTCAACGGAACCCTGTTTTAAATTACAAGTATCACAAGAATTACAATCATTACAAGAAGAACATTTTAAACAAGTACAACCGTCATCACAAGATATGATTGGTTCACAATTTGAAGGTGTTGCCGTTGGAGTAGGTGTTGGGGTAGGTGTTGGTGTTACAATTGGGCAATCGTGTATTTTATATTCCCAACCACAAGTAATACAACCATTACAATCAGCATCAGTTGGTCTTGGTGGATAAACATAGATACATCTACTATTAACAACTGAATTATTACAACAAGCACAAGTCGTTAAACCTGTAACCTCTGAGGTAACTCTAGTATAACCGGTAAGACATCTTGGATGTCCGTCAGCGTAATGATAAAATTTATTTTCAGCACGAGTTCCAAAATAAAAGAAAATATCTTTATTATTCGGGTATATCTCGTTTAATGTTGTTTCATCTGATAATGGTGTGTATTCGTTTGTCAATCTTGGTTTTAATAACATCTCAACAGACCATCCTTTATTCATTCTCTCAGGGAAAATTTCATAATCATAACCAAATAGTTTGTAAAACCCTTGGTAGAACCCACCATATAGTTCGTGGTAATAACCAACAGAATCATTTTTACTTACAACCTCGTATAATATGGTTTTATTAAATCCTGAAAATCTAACATTCGAACTAGTATATCCCGTAACTTGAAACATTTTTAATCTTCGGTCAAACGATAATCTATTAAATTTAGTAAAATCATTTATTCCATTTGTAAATGTTATAGTTTGTCCTGTCATTCCGGTTACCAACCCATTATCAATACCTGTTAATCCAATATCACAAGATGTGTTAGCGGTTAAACAACTTAAATCAATGTTGTCCGGGTTATAATAATTTGTTGATACAAAAATATTATTAAAATTGTATTGTTTATATAATAAACTTAAAGGTTGGACTGATAGTACATTATTTGTATTAAAAGAAAAAGGTAATCTATTACCATAAGTTTGGGCAATAAGATATGGTGAAAAAACAACCTCTTCATTAAAGTTTCTCTCATCACTAACTAAAGACATATCACTAGCATCGATGGCTAATTTTATACCCCAATTCGGTCTCGGATATTGATTTATATTTTGACTCACAATCTTTTTTATGATAAATAGTCAGAAACGAAGTATTTATATATAAAAAGTTGATATGATTAATTTTAATACTGAATATTTTGGAAACAATTGTTACTTCTACATTAAAGATAGAGGTAACAAAATCTCTCTATATTATAATGTAGCCGAAACTTTAACCGAATCACGAAAATCAGATGATAAAATTGAGTTTGATAAAAAAGATGAAAAAAAAGTTAAAGGTCTTGTTTCAAGTGCTATGAAAACAAAATCAAAAGTCACTAAAAAAGTGTTAGATAAAAAACTGAAAGGAATTAAATCTAAAAAAGAAATTGATGAATTAGTTGATGAAGATGGAAGTTTATTAGGTTCAAGAATGCCTTATCTTAATCAAACCTTAACACCACATAAAACTACCGACCAAACTGTGGTAATGGCAAGAACAACTAATGACCCGGTAACTAGAGGTTATAGAGTTTATTATGGTGAGAGTGAAGAAGGAAGTGACGAAGTAATTAACGAGGTCGATTATTCAGAAGCGTTTGGATACGAAGAAACCAAAGATATGGATTATACCGATACCGTCAAAACTCTTAAAAAGATGGGTGTTGATAATGCTGTTGAAAGAGCCAAACAATTTGGTAAATTACCAAAAGAAGAAGTTGAAGGTGGGGAATTAAGACAAAGATTGTCAGAAAAAGAAACATTAGAAGAACGTCAACATAGATTAATGAAAAAAATGGTTGAGGATATCTTAACTAAAAAATCAAAAGATAATTCTGATGTTATTAAAAACACCGGTGTTAGTAAAATATTAAAAAAAAATATTAAAGCAATAAAAAATATTGCAGACAAAGAAGGTATCAGTATCAATATGTTAATAAAAGCTTTAAAATCATCCGACGATGAATAGTGAATTATACGGAAAAACCTATACGGTCCCACAAGACGTTATAGAATATTTGGAACAATGTAATCAGGCGGTTGGAGAAGTCGATGAAACCACCGAAGGATTCAAACGTAATAAAGATTTACGTGAGAAAGGTGAGATTACTTATCAACAATTAAAACGAATGAAAAATTGGTTTGATAATTTTAACGGACATCAAGATGAAATACCTCATATATTAAACGGGGGTCACTATGTTAAAAATTGGGTGGAAAATACATTAAAAGGTGATAGGGATACAATAGACGCTAACAAGCAATCAAAATCTGAAGTATTACCAAATCAACATATTAAACCACACGAAAAAGATGGTATGGTTAGTATGAATAGACCTAATCAAAGTCATAACTCATCCATTAATAAGTTTGATACCGCAATCACCGAAAGCTTAAAAAGAATAAACGAATTAATGCAAAAAATATAATAATTATGCCAGTAAATGAACCATTAAATTTTGAACAACCATCTAACGAATTATCTCAAATTGCTGAAATGCAAAGAGCAATATTATTCCCAAAAAATGATTTTAAAAAAACCGCAAATGAATATTCATCTGTAAACCCTGACGCTCTTGCCGATGGTGATACGGATGGTAAAGGAACCGGTAACTTTTTAGATGTATATAATCAACAAGCAGGTGCGATTCAGGATATTCAAGAAAGAAACGCCGGAATTGTAATAAACGAATACAAACCAAATTCACCATACACAACTCCAAGTGCATAATGAAACTTTACAACACAGTTAAATCTCTTATTTTAGAAGTAGCGTCAATAGACTCAATTGTCAACGCTATTAAAAATAAAGATAAGATAATCATTTATTACGACGGTGATGAACCGGGTGGACGTGGTTTAAGAAATATTGAACCCGTTTGTTTCGGATATTCAAAGGCCGGGAATCCTGTATTGAGAGCTTGGGATGAAGAAGGAGCGTCACACACCGCATATAAAGGTGAACAACCTTTACCGGGATGGAGATTATTTAGAGTGGATAAAATCCAATCTTTTAGACCTTCAGGTGAAAAATTCATCGAACCAAAACCCGGATACAATTTTAATGGGGATAGAAGTATGAATAGAGTTATCATAAACGCGGTTTTCGGACAAAACCCAATACAATAATTAAAATTTATGACAAACGAATTAAGTTTAATGGAAAAATTAGCAGTATCCAAAAAAATAATGGATGCTCATAATAAAATACCAACAGGTGGTGCATCACAATCAATGGGGTCTTATAATACACCTATGGTTGAAAATTACGAACCAATAAAGGCTTCTTATAATATACCTCAAGAATTATTACAAGAATCAGAAATAAATCAACCTTATTTATCGTCAATCCCAAAAACACCATCAGCACCACAACCTATAACTACTGATAGAGTTATGGCATCTAAATTACCGGACGCAATTAAAAGATTAATGATTGAACATCCTATCGAAGTTCCTAACTCAATGGGTGGTGGAGGTTCAGTATTATCTGACGAATTAGTTGAAAAAGCGGCAAGGTTAATGAATACCGATGCTAGAGGAAATCAAATTAATCAACCAAAACAAAGAATACAAGAACAATCACAATCATCAAACTTTAATATGAAAGAATTAAAGTCAATGCTTCGTGAAGTTGTGGAGGAAGTCCTACAAGAAAACGGAATTTTATCAGAATCAGAACAAAAATCAAACGAAGTCTTTTCTTTTAAAGTTGGAAAACATATATTTGAAGGTAAGGTTACTAAGATAAAAAAAATCTCTTAACTTTATTTACTCTAAAAACTAAACCCCTCTCTACCAAGATTGGGGTTTTTTATTTTAAAATAGTTTCCTTTTGATTAAACCGGTATCTTTTTATAATAAAGGATTAAGTTATGGATATTAAAACTGAAAAAAAATTGACTTAATTAAAAGTTATGGTTATAATTTAGAAGTTGTGTGGGAGGGTGACCTTAAACTCAACAATAAACTTATAAACATAATTTTACAAAAATATGTCACAAAACTCACTTCAACGCCCTAACGGTCAAGAAAAGATTAGCGTATTAGTACTGCCATCTGACCGTACGGGCGTTGGTTAACCAAAGGTAAATTTAGGTCAGTTGACCCCCACGTATTCCTACAAAACCTATATCCGGATGACTTCCACGTAGATATTGACTACGAACCACAGATAAATAATATCGAATATTGGAAAAAATATCAGATAGTTCACGCTCACCGTACAATCGGTATGGACTATGATATGGCACCACAAATTATTGAATGGTTAAAATCAATCGGTATTGTAGTTATTGTTGACCTTGATGATTATTGGTTACCAACTAAAGAACATCCTATTCATAATATTATCGTTCAAAATAAAATTGATGAAAAAATTAAGAATAATTTAAGAGTTGCGAGTTATGTAACAACAACAACCGATATTTTTGCTGATGAAATCAAAAAATTAAATAAAAACGTTATTGTGTTTCCAAACGCAATTAATCCAAAAGAATTACAATTTAATCAACCAACACCTCCTTCTGATAAAATCAGAGTAGGATGGTTAGGGGGGTCATCCCACTTACACGATTTAGAATTACTTGGTGATTTTGTTCAAAAAAATCAAGATATAAATGATAAATTACAATATGTTATTTGCGGGTTTGACACTAGAGGAACAGTTACCGAGATTAACCCACAAACAGGAGAACAAAAACAAAGAGAAATTTTACCTCACGAAACAGTATGGGCTCGTTATGAAGAATTTTTTACCAGCAATTACAAAACAATTGATGATGATTATAAAAAATTCCTATTAGAATTTAAAGAAGGTGAATACAAATCAGGTAATGATTTACCATATGTTAGAGTTTGGACTAAACCTGTTACAACTTATGCTATGAATTATTCAAAATTTGACATATCTTTGGCACCGATTAAAAACCACATCTTTAATAGAATGAAATCTCAGTTAAAAGTTATTGAGGCAGGGTTTTATAAGAAAGCGTTAATCGCGTCAGAAATTGGTCCTTACACAATTGATTTGGTTCATTGTTTAAAAAATGGTGAGTTTAATGAAGAAGGTAACGCAATATTAATTCCGGAAAATAGAAATCATAGTGATTGGGCAAAATCTATTAAAAAGTTAGTTCAAAACCCACATATGATTAAAGAACTTGGTGAAAGATTATATAATACGGTTAAAGACAGATATGATTTAAATATTGTTACAAAAAACAGAGCTGAGTTTTATAAAAGTTTAATAAAATAATTATGGAAATTAATAAAAAAATAATTGGGTTTACCGCTGGTAATTTTGATTTGTTACATCCGGGTTATATATACACTTTTGAAGAAGCAAAACGTCATTGTGATTATTTTATGGTTTTTTTACAAAGAGACCCATCTGAAACAAGATTTACTAAATACAAACCTGTAATACCCTTGTATGAACGATATAAAACATTAATGTCAATTAAATATATTGATGAAGTTGTTACTTATCAAACTGAAGAGGATTTAATTCAATTAATGGAATTTTATAAACCGGATATTAGAATATTGGGTGATGATTACATCGGTAAAAGGTTTACCGGTGACCATTTACCAATTAAGATAATTTACACGACAAGGTCACATAATTGGTCAACAACCAAAATTAAAGATTTAATAACTAGACAAACAATCAAACAAAACCCTGAAATAATTAAAAATTTAGATTAAAATGATAAAAATACCATTAACCAAAATATTGTTTCTTGATATAGAAACCGTTGGTGGATGTAAAAACTATACCGAGTGTAAAGTTAATAATCCAAATGTTGCAACACAATTTGAAAAATATTTTGATTGGTTCCAAAAACGATTCCCAGAAGACGTTGGATTTTCTGCCGATAAAGTTTTTGAAACAAGAGCAGCATTAGTTCCTGAGTTTGCAAAAATTGTTTGTGTTAGTGTTGCCTTTGTTATGGATAATGGTGAGATTAAAAAACAATCATTCTCAGGTGATGATGAAAAAGAGTTATTGAAAGAATGTCAAAAATTACTTAATCGTTGTGGTAAATTAGATTTTTACCTATGTGGTCACAATCTTAAAAATTTTGACATCCCAATGTTGGCGAAACGAATGATTATCAATGGGTTAATGCCACCAACACTTTTACCGTCATACGATACTAAGCCGTGGGAAATTAAAGCAATAGATACCAAAGAAATTTGGCAATACGGAGCTTACACCGCAATAGGTTCATTGGATTTAATGTGTTCTTGTATGGACGTTCCTTCTCCAAAAGAAGGTGATGTTACCGGAGACAAAGTTCACGACGCATATTGGAATAAAAATATGTTAGAAGAAATCACCGCATATTGTGAACGAGACGTTCTTGTGTTGATTGATGTAATAAAAAAATTAAAAGAATTAGAATAATGTTAGATAATTTTGAAGAATTAGGAAAATTAAGAGAACGATTACTTAATTTACAAGAAACATTTTCATCTGATACTGTTGAGGTTGATTATGATGACATTTTGAAAGAAATGGATATTGATTTAGAAGACATTGAACAAAAAATGGTTGAGAGTAATGGTAAATTAGATTTACCTTATCAAATACTTCATCCGGATGCTGTTCACCCAAAATATAATTATGGTAGTGATTCAGGTTTTGATTTACATTCTGTTGAAGATATAGTTATACCTCCCTTTGGTCGAGCATTGGTACCTAGTGGTCTTTCTTTTGATATTAAAGATGGTTTTGAGATACAAGTAAGGACTAAAAGTGGATTAGCCATTAATCAAGGTCTTATGGTCTTAAACTCACCGGGAACGGTTGATAACGGATACACCGGAGAAATTAAAGGTATTATATTCAATACCAACCCAACTGAAGTAAAAATACCTAAAGGTATGAAATTTGGACAAGCGGTTGTTTGTCCGGTTGTTAATGGTGCGTGGGTTGAACTAAACCAAGTGGACCAAATAAATAAAAAAGAACGAGGAGCCAACGGATTTGGTAGTACAGGATTAGTATGATTACAATAGTTTATTCAACACATAAAGACGAAACTTATAATAACAAATTTAGACAACATTTGTTACAAACAGTTGGTTTAAAAAATGTTCAAATTTTAGAATATGTTAACCACAATCAATATAAATTAACTGAATTATATAATAAGGGAATTTCTGAATCAAAAAATGATATCATTGTGTGTTGTCATAATGATATCAAATTAGAATCAAACTGGGGAAAAAAATTATTAAAGGATTTTTCAGACAATCCTGACTTTGCAATTATTGGGAAAGCAGGCTCTTGTTATTTTCCAAAATCCGGTGTTTATTGGGATAGAATGGGTCAAACAATGGTTGGTCAAGTTTATCATCATCCGGATGGTCAAAACAAATGGTTGAGTAAGTATTCACCAAAATTACCATTTTTAATACCTGTGGTGACTATTGATGGGGTATTTATATCATTTGATAAAAATAAAATCAAACATAGTTTTGATGAAACAATTGGTAAGTTCCATTATTATGACCACCCATTTTGTTTATCTAATTATTTAGATGGGGTTAAATTGGGTATCACATCTTCATTTGAATTAACACATCAATCTGTGGGGCAACCAAATCAAGAATTTTTTGATTCTAAAGAAATATTTTTAAAAAAATATGATGAGGTTCTTCCTTTAGATTTGAAACCATCTCAACCTTATAACATTAATCAAAAACAAAATACAATAAAAAATGTAGGTAAAACCGCAATTTTAATTGGATATAATGAATTTGACACTTTTAATGAAGAAGTTATTAATTCAATTTATAATAATTGTGATGAAACATTATTTGATATAATATTATTCACATATAATAATTTAAATGAATTATCACCTATACCTAAAAAGTCAAACTTAACTGTAATAAACTCAGATAAACCTTATTTATCGTCAGCGTATAATGAAGTTATTAAAAATAAATTAAATAAAGAGTATTCTTTTTTATTTTTTGTTAAAAACAATACCATCCTATTAAATGATGTAATTTATGGAATGGTTAAAAATTTTAAATCCAACTCTAAGATTGGAACGTTAAGTTCTAGAGTTCATTATCACGATAACACTATTAAATCTTGTGGTGTTGAAGTTGTAAATCAACCTCAACCAGTTTTAAAATATTCTCAAAATTATTATAATTACCCAATTTTTTTAGAGGAAGTTAATTGTAATCAATTTAATTTAACTATGGTTAGAACAAATGTTTTTTTAACTCAAGGAATGTTTAATGAAAATAATATATCAGGATTTGAAGATATTGAATTTTGTATTAAAATAAGAGATAAGTATAAAAATTATGTTGATAATAGTTTAGTAGGAAAAGAATTATCAATAAAAGATAAACCTAAGATAAAAATTATAACCGGATTCTCAGATAAAGGAGGTTCAACATTTGCATTTATTAACCTAACGAATCAATTAAACGATGCGGGTATTGATTGCACATTATATGGGCCTCACAAATGGCATTTGAATAAATGTAAATCTGATTTATTAATTAATTTTAGATTTGAACCAAATGATAATATAATTTCCCATTTCTTAAATTTAGGTAATAGACCTGATGTTAAACGAATCATCCTATCTTGTCACGAAAAAGATTTGTTTAAAGTTTGGGAAGTTCAACAACATTGGGATGAGGTAGTGTTCATTAATGAAACTCATAGAGAATATCATAACCAATATAAAGGAAATTATACAATAATACCAAATCTTACACAAAATCTATCCAAATCAGATAAATCAGGTGTGGGAAAAATTGCCGGAATTATAGGTTCTTTTGATTTTAATAAACAAACACATATATCAATACAACGAGCTTTAAATGATGGATGTGAAAAAGTGTATCTATTTGGAGAACCTAATACCGATTATTTTAATCAGTATGTAAAACCATTATGTAGTGACAAAGTGATTGTAAAAGGTTTTATGGATGATAAGCAAAAAATGTATGATATGATAGGTAAAGTTTATAGTTCATCATTAAGTGAAGTTGCATCTTTAGTTAAAGATGAATGTATTTTAACCGGAACAGAATTTATAGGAACTAATTCAACATCTCACGAAAACATTTATTGGGGTAATGAAAAAATAATAAATGAATGGAAAAAAATATTTGACATATGATAGTTGGGTCCGGATTAATTTCCAATGAATTTTTAAAATATGAAGAACATTTTTACGATTGTATAATATTTGCTTCCGGTGTCTCTAGTTCTACAGAATTAGATGATGAATCATTTCAAAGAGAATTTACCTTAATTAAAAAATGTTTATTAGAAAATAAAAACTTAAAATTAATATATTTCAGTAGTATATTAACCGATACCATAAATAATTCTTATTACACACATAAAAAAAATATTGAAGAATTTATAATTAAAAATGCGAATCAATTTATTATTTACCGTATACCTCAAGTCATAGGGTTTATTGGTAATAAAAATAATATTATAAATTTTTTTAAAAAATCAATTAACAGTGGTTCATTAGTTAAAATAAAAGACAAAACATATCGGTCAATATTAGATGTCACAGATTTAGTTAATATTGTTAAAGAAAGTAAAAATAACATACATAATAGGATTATTCACTTATCAGGAATTGAAAAAATTAGTGTGCTTGATTTATACCTTTTAATGTCCGATATTTTAGACAAACCGACAAATTTTGAATTAATAAAATCTAATAATAACGAAAATTGGGATTCATCTAATGATAAATTAATTGATAAAACAATTGATACACTAGGTATCGATAAAAAAAACTACACGAATAAACTTTTAAAAAAATATATTAAATAATGGTAATAGTAACCGGATTTTATAATGCCGAAAATTATATTGAAAGATGCCTATTTTCAATCAAAACACAAACATTTACAGATTTTAAATGTTACATAACTCACGATTTATCAACCGATAAATCCGTAGAATTAGTTAAAAATTTTATTAAAAATGATTCAAGATTTATTTTAGTCGATGATAATGATAAAAAACTTTATCAAGCGGGTAATTTTGATAAAACAATACGATATAATAAAGATATTGACGATAATGAATTAATTATTGAGGTTGACGGAGATGATTGGTTACCGGACTCAAATGTATTTAAAAGAATTAATGATTTATATAAAGATAATAATGTTTGGATTGCAAATGGTAGTTTTAAATATTCAAATGGGGATATGGGATTTGCTCAACCACAAAAAGATTTTAATACATTAAGACAATCAAGATTTACTGCGTCGCACATTAGAACTTGGAGAGCATTCCTTTGGAGAAAAATAAAAGAATCTGATTTAAAAGATGAAAACGGAAATTATTGGCAATGGAGTGGTGACTTATGTTTTATGTTCCCAATGTTAGAAATGGCGGGAGAAGAACATTATAGATTTATGACTGACGTTAATTATGTTTATAATGCCGAAAATCCAATCAATGAACATAAAGTGGATATGACTATGGTTAACGACCACGCAACAAAAATACGAAATAAAAAACCGTATGATAAGTTGTAGTTTACAAGGAGGATTAGGTAATCAAATGTTTCAAATAGCTGCAACGGCTGCTTTATCATTACGAAACAAATCGGAATATGGTATTAATTTAAATATTTGTTACACACCAAATCAAGGACATTTAGCCAATAAATATTATCATACGATATTCAAAAATATTAATAAAACGGATAATTACGCATTCACAAATTTTTATCACGAACCGAAATTTAGTTATACGGAAATCCCATATCAGGATGATTTATTAATTAGAGGTTATTTTCAAAGTGAAAAATATTTTGAAGATTATAAAAATGAAATTAAACAATTGTTTTATTTTTCAGACAAAAATAAATCAATAATTGAAAATTATTTAAATGAAAATAATTTAAATGATAAGCCAATAACTTCTGTTCATATTAGACGAGGGGATTACCTTTTGTTTAGTGATGTCCATTTAGTCTGTACATTAGATTACTATAAAAAAGCAATACAAACAATTGGAGATTCTTATTTTGTATTTATTTCCGATGATATAAATTGGGTTAAAGAAAATTTTAAATCTGATAACTATTTTATTCCTGATTTTAATGATGAATTATTGGACCTAACATTAATTACAATGTGTGATAATAATATAATGTCAAATAGTTCATTTAGTTGGTGGGGAGCATATTTAAACGAATATCCGAATAAAAAAGTAATAGCACCAAACAAATGGTTTTCAAATAATGGACCAATAGATACTCAAGATGTCATCCCAAATGAATGGATAAAACTTGACTATTAACTAAATAAAAATTAAATTTAAATAAAAACTATATTATGAAACAAATTGACAAATTACTATTAGACTTAACTGAACATTTAAAAGAAAACAAACCAAAATATTTGTATAACAAATCATTTATTCCTGGTAAAAGCCAAGTTTTATATTCAGGCCCATATTGGGATGAAGAAGAAATTATGGCAGCAATAAAAACATTTATTACGGGTAGATGGGTTGTTGCAGGAGAAAATGTTCGTAAATTTGAAGACGCGTTTTGTGAACTTTTTGGTGTTAAATACGCTCATATGGTTAATTCAGGTAGTTCCGCAAACTTAGTATTAATCGCGGCTCTTAAAAAATATTTTGGATGGAATGATGGTGATGAAGTAATAGTATCTCCGGTTGGATTTCCAACGACAATATCCCCATTAGTACAAAATAACTTAGTACCGGTATTTGTTGATATTGAATACGATACTTTAAATTTTGACCTTACCAAAATTGAAGAGAAAATTACAGACAAAACTAAAGCAATTTTTGTTTCACCTGTTTTAGGAAATGCCCCTGATATGGATTATTTGGTTGAGTTATGTGAAAGACGTAATATTAAATTAGTTGGTGATAGTTGTGATAGTTTAGGGTCTAAATGGGACGGAAAAGATTTAAGTAGTTATTACGTTGCTTGGACCACTTCTTTCTATCCTGCTCACCATATATCAACCGGAGAAGGTGGGATGGTTTGTTCAAACAATCCTGAATTAAAAAAGTTGTTTGTAAGTTTTTCTTGGTGGGGTAGAGATTGTTATTGTGTTGGAGCGGCAAATTTATTGTCTTGTGGGACTTGTGGAAAAAGATTTGATACTTGGTTAGAGTCATATGATGGAATAATTGACCACAAATATGTTTTTACTAATATGGGGTATAATTTAAAACCTATGGATTTACAAGGTTCTATCGGAGTAGTTCAATTAAAAAGGTTTAATGAAATTGATGCAAAAAGAAAAATAAGTAAAAATAAAATTGAAAGTATTTTATTGAAATATGTTGACGGATTAAAAGGTGTTAATATGTTAGAAAAAGCGGACACTTGTTGGTTTGGAACTCCATTTATATGTGAATCAAAAGAATTAAAAGATAAATTAGTTTCATTTTTAGAATCTAATAAAATTCAAACAAGAAATTATTTTGCCGGAAATATATTAATGCACCCGGGATATCGTCATTTAGATGATTTGAATAAATATCCAAACGCTAATCAAGTATTAGATAAAGTGTTCTTTTTAGGTGCCGCCCCACATTATGATGAACCTGTATTCGATTATGTTGAATCAATCTTTAAAGAAAAATGGGAAAATTAATATGGGTAAAGTTCTTGTTTTAGGAGATGGATTATTAGGAGGAGAAATTGTAAAACAAACTGGATGGGATTATGTTTCAAGAAAGAAAACCAACTTTAATGTTGATGACTTAGAAACATCAATCCCTACGGGTTTTGATACAATATTAAATTGTATTGCCGAAACTAATACATATTCCAACGATAGAGAAAGTCATTGGAAACTTAATTACGAATTTATTAAAAACTTAATAAATTATTGTAACGCAAATAATATTAAATTAATCCACATTTCAACGGATTACATTTATACAGGTTCAAATAGAAACTCTTCAGAAAATGATGTACCGGTACATTGTAATAATTGGTATGGTTATACTAAATTATTAGGTGATGGATTAGTTCAATTATTATCTAATGATTATTTAATATGTCGATGTACACATAAACCCAAACCTTTTCCATATGAGAATGCTTGGGTAGACCAAATTGGTAATTTTGATTATGTTGATAAAATTAGCGAATTAATTATTAAGTTAATCAATGATAATGAAAATGGTGTTTATAATGTAGGTACTGAATCTAAATCTATGTATGAGTTGGCCAGTCAAACTAAATCCGTAACTCCGGTAAATTCACCGTCACATATACCAAAAAATACCACAATGAATGTAGATAAATTAAATAAAAAACCATTTTTCTCAATCGCCATACCAACATATGGATATAATGGTAGAGGTTCTGAATTTTTAGATTTTAGTTTAGATATTATATCAAAACAAACATTCACCGATTTTGAGGTGGTAATATCTGACCATAGTACTGATGACACAATTTATGATGTTATAAAGAGATGGGAGAATAAAATGTCAATAACATATGTTAAAAATGAGGTTGGTAGAGGAGTAATTTCACCAAACATCAATAACGCTTTAACTATGTGTAAAGGTAAATGGATTAAAGTATTATTCCAAGACGATTTTTTATATAATGAAAACTCTTTGGAAAATCAATTTAATTTTATAAAATATTCCGATACTAACATTAAGTGGTTTATGACCAAATTTTACCATAGTGATGATGGTATTAATTTTTACAGATTATATCATCCGGTTTGGAATGATAGGATATGGACAGGGTTAAATACTATGGGTTGCCCAAGTGGGATGACAATTAAAAATAACGACTTGATTTATTTTGATAATGGTTTAAATTGGTTAATGGACTGTGACTACTATCAAAAAATGTTTTTAAAATACGGTGAACCATATATTTTAGATAAAATTACAGTTGTAAATAGGACTTGGGGGTCTAGATTAACTGATACAATCCCTCAAAGTTTAAAAGATAATGAATTTAATATGTTAAAAGAAAGATATGATACAACTACCTAACGTTACATTAATTGCTTTAACAAGTGTCAGAATACCCGAAACAATAAAAGCATTAGAATTTAGTTGTCGTGGTGTTAAATTTGGTAAGGTAAAATTAGCATCAGACATTAAACCTGATAATCTTCCTGATTTTATAACTCACGAATATACTGAAAAAAGTCCTAATATTGATGAATGGAATTATAATATAATTTATAATTTACCCAAACATATTGATACAGAATTTGCACTATTAATTCACGATAATGGGTTTGTTGTTAATCCTGAATCTTGGAGAGACGAATTTTTAGAATATGATTATATTGGAGCACCTTGGCCTTTACCTAGTGATAATTTTTCATATAGAGATAATTCCAATAATGTTATTAGAGTCGGTAACAGTGTTTCATTGAGAAGTAAAAAATTATTAGATGTTCCAGTTAAATTAAACTTAGAATGGAAACCTTTTCACGGTTTTACCAACGAGGATGGTTTTATATGTGTTAACTATCGACACAAGTATATAGATGAAGGTTGTAAATTCGCCGATATTGATGTAGCCAAATATTTCTCACACGAAACTATGTTACCGGAATTAGAAGGTATCACACCTTTTGTTTTTCATAATTATAACGGAACAAATTCAATATACCCTAAATTTTAAAAAAAAATATGAATAAATTAGAGTGGGACAAATGTCCTGATAATATTTTTGAAAACTATGTTCAAATGTGTGAGGTTTTTTCAAAAAACCCATCTGAATTTGAAAACTTTAAACGTCATCCAAAATATCAAACGATACTTGAAGGTGGTGAACATATTGTTGGTCAGATGGCGATTGACAATATTAATACTAAATCTAAATTTGAGAATTTATTACTATATTTAGATAAGTTCAAAGAAAATGATTTATATGGTAATCCTATTACTCATAATTATAATGGAATAGGTGAGATATCTCCGTCAACGTTACGTTACATAAATACTGTGTATGATATACAGAAATTAGTTGGTGATTTTAAACCAAAGACAATTATTGAAGTTGGTGGTGGTTACGGTGGATTATGTAAAGTATTTAGTTCTGTATATGAATTTGACGAATATACTTTAGTGGATTTACCAAATGTTATTGAACTTTGTAAAATTTACATATCTAAATTTGATGACTTAAAAAATAAAGTAAAATTTATCAAATCAACTGATGAATTTATTCCAAAAGAATATGACTTATTTATTAGTGATTCCGCTTTAGCCGAATGTAATCGTGAATACCAAGATAAATGTTTGGAAAATTTTATTAAAAATTCTAAATTTAGTTATACAACATTTAATACCTCACATTTTGAAACATTTAATGGTGAAGTAGAAAACTTTATGACAAAATTATCACATAAAAATGTTAATCAATATAGATTTGACGATAAAACTTGTATAACAACCTCATTATGAAAATTTATAACAAATCCCAACACGACAGTCTTAAATTCAAGTTTATTGACTCAGAATTAATAGAAAATAATTATTCACAAGCATATCAAGATATGTTTGTTTTATCCGTTTTAAATGGTAAAAAAGAAGGAACTTTTTTAGAGATTGGGGCTTATGACCCACATAATTTAAGTAACACTTATTTATTAGAAAAAAATTATAATTGGAAGGGTGTATCAATTGATATTAACCCGGTAAATTATGACGGATTTTTAAACAGAAAAAACACAAAATTAATTGTTGATAATGCGTTAAATATCAATTATCAAGATTTAATAACAGACAACAATTTACCGAATAGAATAGATTATCTACAAATTGATATAGAACCTCAAAACCAAACTTTGGAATGTTTAAAACTAATACCGTTAGATAAGTTTAGATTTTCAGTAATAACGTTTGAAACTGATTTATATGACCCTAGTGTAGATAAGGAAGAGTCTTTAAAAAACAGAGAAGAGTCCAGACAAATTTTAAAATCTTACGGTTATGAATTAATTGTTGGTAATATATGTAATGTATCAACAAACGACCCTTTTGAAGATTGGTATGTTGATTCCACATTCTTTTCTTCTGATGATATTGAAAAATTTAAAAATAGTTCAGAGTATAATAACACCGCCGAAAGTTATATGTTAAATATATGATAGTCACTGAATTATATAATGGTCAAGGTCTTGGAAATCAATTATGGTGTTACTTCGTAACTAAAACTATTGCCAAAATAAATAACTTTGAATTTGGAATAATGTCATCCGAAAAATTTAAAGGTAAGGAATTTATGAGTTTAGATTTTGGTAATGAAGTATTTGGAGGTTCCGGACCTGAAGGTGGTCCACCAAATTTACTACCAAATGGTATTCCTAATTATTATCGAGAAAAAATGAATTTTCACCCAATATCAAGATTAGATATTACGGAGAAAGATAATGATTTATTAACTATTAAGGATAATACCAAAATCGATGGGATTATGCAATGTTATGATTATATAAAAAATTTTAGAAATGAAATTATTTCAGAAATTAATATTTTTAATGATAAAAACATAACTGATTATATTGATGACGATATTTGTATCATACATATTCGTGGAGGTGATTTTAATGGTAGTTTAGCAATGCTTAATAGTGAGTATTATAATAATGCGATGGAACACTTAAAAAAAATTAATCCTAATATTAAATTTTTTGTAGTAACTGACGATATTAATACTAGTAGACGTATATTACCAAATGTAATAATTATTGGTTCTTCAAATAGTGGTATTAACGATTATTATAAAGCAAATCATCATTTAGGAGGTCCAATATGGATGGATTACACCATATTAAATAATTGTAAAAATGCAATAATTTCGTCATCAAGTTTTGCTTGGTGGGCAATATGGACTAACAAAAAAATTAAAAATGTAATTGCTCCAAAATATTGGGCGGCATATAAACAAAGTGATGGTTACTGGTCTTGTGGAGATTCAATTGTGGAAGATTGGTTATACTTAGATAGACATAATAAAATTTCAACTTCAGATGAGTGTATGTCTGAATTAATTAACTATAAAAAAACAAACTAACATTATGAAAATATACGACTCTTTTTTATTTTTTAATGAAATTGATTTATTAGAAATTAGACTAACATTACTTGACCCATATGTCGATTATTTTGTTATTAGTGAGTGTGACCATACATTTTCCGGTATTAAAAAAGATTTTAATTTTGAACAAAATATTGATAAATTTTCTAAGTTTATCGATAAAATCATATATATTAAAAATTATAATTCAGACGAAATTAATATTTTAAATAATCCATATTTGGATAATAAAAAAGTAGTATATAATAATATCATACAAAATTATAATTTAATCAAAAACTCTTCGGAAACTGACGGTGGTCAACCACATTGGTGTAGAGACTACTTACACAGAGAATATGTAGGATTAGGATTATCTGAGTGTGAAGACGAAGATATTATTATATTTAGTGATTTAGACGAAATGCCCAATCCTGAAATAATTAAAAATTTAAAAACACCACTAAGTGATGGGGAAAAATATTGCGTATATATGGATGCTCATCAATATTATATTAATAATATCTCTAGTACTAACTGGATGGGTTCCATAATTTTAAAATATGGGGATTTAAAAACTAAGTCATTATGTATTAATAGACGTGATAGAGGTACATATAATAAAATATTAAATGGTGGATGGCATTTAAGTTTTATGGGTGGTCCTGAACGAATCAAATATAAACTTGAAAGTTATGGTCATCAAGAATTTAATAACGATTTTATTAAGTCAAAAATTACTGAAAAAATAAATAGTAACACGGACCTTTTTAATAGACCTAACTATAGTAAAAACAGTGTTGAAACATATTATTTTAACGGTTTGAAAACTGTTGATGTTGACACATACTATCCATTAGAATTGACAAATTTAGTAAAAACAAAGTTTAACTACTTAATTAAAAATTAATGAAATTATTTGACCCAACATATATTAGAAATAATGTCGATTATTCGTTTGGTGACCAATCCGGAGAATCATTACCGGATGGATATATGAAAAATGCCAATATAAATAATTTAGAATTTATGTTAAAATATAATGAAATTAAACAGAGTAAACCAATTATGACTTTGTTTATTGATAACATCAGATTATATAAAAGACCCGGTATTAAATATACCTCAAGAGAGTTGACAGATGATTATTCTAAACACTTTAAAGATGTTAGAGTTAATGAACTTAATTTAAATAATGATTTATTAGACTTATGTAGTAAATTAACAGATATTAAATTTTTAATTTTTACTAGTTTTGAAGACACTCCGATAGACGAGGAAATTTTTGAAAAAATACCTGAAAATGTTATTGGTATTTATTCCTCAAACTCAACAGTTTTTGGAGATAAGGTTCATCCGATGCCATATGGACTACAAAGAAAACTATCAGATTTTGACGAACGACAAGATATAATACTTGAATTTTTAAATAAAGAAATTTTACCTACTAATTTACTTTATATAAACCATAATGTCTCAACTAATATTAAACGTATTGAAATTAACGAATATTTTAAAAATAAAAGTTGGGTTACGGTAGATACTCCAACATCAATTGGTAGACCTGACTATACTAATTATTTATCAAAAATTAAAAATCATAAATTTATGATATGTCCCGAAGGTAATGCGATTGGTTGTGATTGTCATAGAGATTGGGAAGTAATTTATATGAGACGTGTACCAATTGTTATTGATTCTGATTATCTAAGAACTATATTTAAAGGCATACCGGTTTTATTTGTTAAAAATTTTACAGATATAACTGAAGAGTTACTCATAGAAAATGAATCACTTTTTAATGAAATACAAAATTTTGATTTTAATCAACTTGATGTTGAGCAATACTATAAACAAATTTTAAAAAACCATAACATATGATATCAGTCTTTTTAAATGGTAGATTAGGAAACCAAATGTTTCAATATGCTATTTGTAGAATTATCGCACATATTAATAATTACAAATTTCATATACCTAGAGTGGGTGAACCGTCAACAGAAGGGATTAAGTTAATTGACTATTTCCCAACAATAGATTTGGGTGAAGAAACTGAATACGGAATACAACATTTTTTTAGAGAAGACCATACTATCCAATCGTTTAATCCAACAGTGTTAAACTTAAATGATAATACAAAAATTTGGGGGTTTTATCAAACCCCTTATTATTTCGAAGAATATAAAGATATTGTCAGAGAATGGTTTAAAGTAGAAAACGATAAATTAACCAATGAGATACTTGAAAAGTATCCTGTGGATAAATATTGTTACATCCATTTAAGAGCCACTGACTATAAACATCACACACATTGGTATGTTGATTCAAGTTATTATCACAATTCAATTCAATATATTAAACAACAAAATCCTGAAATGTTATTTCTAATTATTACAGATGATATTGAAGAATCTAAAAAAATATTCCCGGAATTTGATTGTATATCAAATGATATGATGACTGATTTTAAAGTTTTATTAAATTCTAAATTGTTAATTATATCTAACTCAACATTCGCTTGGTGGGCAGCTTGGTTAACAGATAAAAAAGTTATTATTGCACCAAATTATTGGTTAAATCATAATAAACCTGAATTAGGGTTTTATCCTAAGGATATCAAAACTAAAGAATTTATATATCTATGATGAAAAAAATAAATTTACCAAATGTTACATTAATAGCCGTAACATCTATATTAATTGACGAGACAATTAAAGCACTAATGTATAGTTGTAAGGATGTAAATTTTAAATCAGTTAAATTAGTATCACATCAAAAACCTGAAAATTTACCCGAGATTATAGAATACGAATATATTGATAAGATTGACAGTATTGAATCTTGGAACTATCATATGGTATACAATTTAGTTGATTATGTTGATACTGATTACGTTTTGTTAATTCACGATGATGGTTTTGTTGTAAATCCTGATTCTTGGGATGATGACTTTTTAAATTATGATTATATAGGGGGTATTTGGAATAATACGTCTTTTATAGATAGATACGGTAAACAGATTAAAGTTGGTAATAGTGTGTCATTACGGAGTAAAAAATTATTAGAAATACCTAAAAAGTTTAATATGCCTTGGTTACCCCATCAAGGAAATTATAATGAAGACACTCAAATTTGTGTTTGGAATAGGGACCTTTTTTTAGATAATGGTATTAAATTTGCTGATGTAGATGTTGCAAAGCACTTTTCACAAGAAGAAGTTTTTCCGGAATTTGAACATATTCAACCATTTTGTTTTCACAATTTTGGTGGTAAAAATTCAAAATATAAAATAATGATTGATAATTACAATTTTAAATGAAAAAAATTTTAGTAACAGGTGGTAATGGTTTAGTTGGTTCATCTATCACTTCCGATGTAAAAATAGGTAAACAATACGATTTAAGAAATATTAAAGAAACCGATGAAATGTTTGAGAAGTATAATCCAACACACGTTATTCATTGTGCCGGTAGAGTTGGTGGACTCAGTGCCAATATGAATTATAAGGGTGAGTTTTTTTACGACAACATAATGATTAATACTAACGTTATTGAATCCGCAAGAAAACATAATGTTAAAAAATTAGTTTCATTTTTATCGACTTGTATATTTCCGGACAATGTTGAGTATCCATTAACCGAAAAAAAAATTCATTTTGGGGAACCACATAATTCAAATTATCCTTACGCTTACGCAAAAAGAATGGCCGATATTCAAATTAGAGCTTATAGAGAACAATATGGGTTAGAATATGTCTCAGTAATCCCAACAAACATATATGGACCAAATGATAATTTCTCACTTAATTCAGGTCACGTAATACCAATGTTGCTACATAAAATGTATAACGCTCAAAGAGATAATACGGACTTTGTTGTATGGGGTAGCGGAACACCATTAAGAGAATTTATTTATTCTAAAGATATTGCTAAATTATCTGAATGGGCTTTAGATAATTATAACGAATCCGAACCAATAATATTCAGTAATTCTATCGAAATTAGTATTACGGACTTAGTTGACTTATTAGTAAAAGAATTTAACTTTAAAGGGAAGGTAATATTTGACAACTCAAAACCGGATGGTCAATTTAGAAAACCGTCCGATAATTCAAAATTAAAGTCATATTTACCTAATTTTGAATTTACCCCAATTGAAAAGGGATTAAAAGAAACAATAAATTGGTTTATAGAAAATTATGACAAAACAAGAAAATAAAATAGCTTTAATCACAGGGATTAATGGTCAAGATGGTTCTTATCTTACAGAATTTTTATTAGAAAAAGGTTATGAAGTTCACGGAACTTTAAAACGAAATTCAGTATCAGAAAATCAAACATCAAGATTAGATAAAGTATATGATAAAGTTAAATTACATTACGCTGATTTAACTGACTTATCATCATTAGTGCGAGTGATTAGTGAGGTTAAACCAATTGAGATATATAATTTAGCGGCTCAGTCACATGTAAGAATATCATTTGACCAACCATTATACACCGCAAATGTTACGGGGATAGGAACTTTAAATGTTTTAGAGGCGGTAAAATTATTAGACCCATCTATCAAAATTTATCAAGCGTCATCTTCAGAAATGTTTGGAAACTCTATTGATGATGATGGATTCCAAAGAGAAACTACACCAATGAATCCTGTGTCACCTTACGGATGTGCTAAAGTGTTTAGTTATAACATTTGCCGTAATTATAGAAATTCATATGGGATGTTTATTTCAAACGGGATATTATTCAATCACGAATCACCAAGAAGAGGAACTAACTTTGTAACTAATAAAGTTTGTAAAGAGGCCGTTAAAATAAAACTTGGATTATCCAATGAACTTAAACTAGGTAATTTAGATGCCACTCGAGATTGGGGTCACGCAAAAGATTATGTGAGAGCTATGTGGGAGATATTACAATTAGACACTCCGGATGATTTTGTTTGTTCGACAGGTATATCACATTCAGTTCAAGACTTATGTGAGTATGTGTTTGGTAAATTAGAATTAGATTGGTCAAAATATGTTAAACAAGACGATAAATTTTTAAGACCGGAAGAACTACATAATTTAAAAGGTGATTCCTCAAAATTAGTAAAAGCCACAGGTTGGTCTCACGACTACACCTTTGAGAGTATGTTAGACGAAATGATTGAACATTGGTTAAACTACTATAAACAAAAATAATTATAAAATGGCCGTAAACAACAAAAACAAACCTAAACCAACTCCTGAAGTTGTATTAAAACCAATTAACAAAAAAGAGTTTATTACTCAGGTTATTAAAAGGAAAACAAAAGAAAAATTTCTAACAATAAATCAAAAGAAGTATTACGATACTTTGATTGAAAGTGAAATCACAGTTTGTTCCGGACCAGCGGGTGTTGGTAAAAGTTACATAACAATGAAGGCGGC